TGTGTTTTACGCTAGGCCATCGCCCCAAGAGAAATTCGAAGAAGTAGCCAGATTTTTAACCAAGAACATTTACAAGATTAAGGAGACACCATGTCCGAATCAAAATCATGGATCATCGTAAGTGACGCGGGTCCGAGCACCCACCCGGTAAGACACACTTCTTTTGAAGAGGCTAAGACAGAGAGCTTCCGTCTAGCCAAACTGCGCCCCGACTTGAAGTTCGGAGTGTTTGAACTCGTTGGAACCGCTTCGGCCACGCCAAAGAAGAAAACGGTAACGAAGTGGATGCGGGTTTTGAATAGCGGTAACGACCTAATTCCCGGCTCCAAGTTTTATGACACGAAACAAGAAGCCAACTGTGTGGTATCAAAATTCGACCCCCGGTACCACGGAGAACCAATCCCGGTGCTTGTCGAAATCGACGTAGACCAGTCGGTCGCCTTCGAAGTGCCGGACGCGAACCCCGCTGTAGAGTACCGTCTCTACAACGGTATTCCAACTTGGGGTTTCTCACGAGGGGAGACGTTCTTTCCCTTTAATAGCAAAGAGGGAGCCGAACACGGGACAAAGTACCCCAGCGAAAATTATACGGGACGCCCTGTTTCTGCGTGTCCTCTCGTTCCTGAACCAGGATACGCTTACTACTCATTCTAACCGTCCATTATCTGGACAAAGGAGATTTCCGTGGCAAAGTTTACCGTACTAACACACAATGACCGCAACCTCGTAATTGAGGCGGACCGTTTCGAACCTAACAACACCGACTATGTGTTCTTGAAGGACGGCAGCGTGGTGGGTTCCATTCCCCGCTCGCCCAGCATCTTTGCAGTCGTCAATCAAGAAGCCGAGAAAGCCGACTTCTACTTCGCAGACCACCAAGACGACGATACCTACGCTCCTCCCGTCTGCGAGTGTACTCCAGAGTTTGACGACGAAACCGACGACGTGTGTCTCGACTGCCGGTTCGAAGAGTTCTTGGAGTCTCAGGAATTCTACAACGCCGTGGCGGACATCGTCTGCGAGATGACAGGAATCACTGGGGAAGATGAACCCAAAGGCGCGGAGGTGACCGATTGAGCAAGGGATTCTCTTACGCAATCGTAGAAGGGGGTCTCGGAAGGGACCCCCAATGGAGTGACGGACGTGAGCAATAAAGGATACCGAAAAGATCCAGCCGAAAGATTTTGGAAAAAGGTAGATTGTCTTGGAGAGGACGAATGCTGGAACTGGTCAGGGGCCTGCACCCACAATGGATACGGAGTCTTGGGTCCTAATCTAAAAGAAAGGCGCGCCCATCGTCTATCTTGGACTCTTCATTATGGAGAAATTCCAGATGGGGCGCTAGTTTTGCATTCTTGTGACAATAGGAAATGTGTCAACCCTAAACATCTATTTCTCGGGACTCCGCTGGAAAACACCGAGGATATGTACGCCAAAGGAAGAGAACAAAACCCAGGACCGAGCGTGATTCAGTACGGAGAAAATGTTCCTTCCGCTAAAATATCAACGGAAGAAGCTAGACAGATTCGGTCTCTGTATCGTCCTTACCAAAGAGGGTTGACCAAATCTCTTGCCGAAAAGTTTGGTCTATCTCAAGGCCAAATTCGTGTCATCGCAACAGGCCGTCAGTGGTCACATTTGAAGGAGGAATAGCGTGAGTGGATACATAAACGTTACAGTAGTTGGGAGTTTAGGTCGTGATCCAGAGATTCGATCCACCACCTCGGGAAAGAAGATTGCTTCGTTCTCCGTAGCTGTGGATCAAGGCTACGGAGAGAACAAGAAGACCGAGTGGGTGAATGTAATCGCTTGGGAAAAGCTAGCCGATCTGGCCGAGAAGTACCTCAAGAAGGGCAAGCAAATTGCCCTATCCGGGAGTCTTCAGACTTCCTCGTGGGAAGACAAGAAGACCGGCGATAAGAAGTACAAGACGGAGGTCGTAGCCCGAGATATTACCTTCATGGACTCTCCCGGGGGAAAGACCAACGATGCTCCCCGACCGGAACGGCAAGCTCCCGCACCTCGACAGCAAGCCGCCCCAACCCCGCGAGCGGCTGCAACTGACAACCCGTTTGACGATGATGATGCGTCAGATATACCTTTTTGAGGAAGGAACTACGATGACTAACTTCTACTATGTCTACAAGGTCGGGGGAGGCAGACCGACCTTTCACCACCCAACATTTGAACAGGCTGTATCAGAGGCCCAGCGTCTAGTTGACTCGGTCGGCGGTGAGTATGAAATCCTCGAAGCCCGGGCGATTGTAAAGGCTGCTCCGAAGTATGTGATTGAAACGCTCAATCCATCTCCGTGGACGCCCTATCACTACAACGAGGTAGTGGTAGACGATCCGCCCTTCTAGGAGGCATCGTGTCCGAACAAATTGAATTCAAGAGAGCCGTGAATGAAATCGTGAAGCTGGCCGAGACAAAAGCCTGGAGTCTACCTTCAGCGGAGTACCGAGACTTCTTCAACGAAATCATCAAGGCTCTCAAAAAGAAAAGGGATGTGGAATGAGAATCCAAGTTACACAGAAGCATATCAATGCGGGTCTCCGGGGGAGTTGCTCTGGGGACCCAATTTGTTTGGCGATGAAAGACGCCGGACTAAAAAATATTTGGGCATCTCCGAGTCAGTTGAGGTATAATGGAAGAATAACAGAAATTCCAGAAGAAGTTTTACAGTTTATGAAAAACTTCGACAACGAGATGCTTGTCGATCCGTTCGAATTTTTACTGGAGGAATGATGCCCAACGCTTGGAAATACAACGATAACGAAGATTACGATGAGTTCACCGCGAGGCAAGTAACGGTTCGAGACTTAATCGACTACTTAACCCAGTACTTGAGTGAATCTTCCGAAGGAGAAGGAAGAGAACAGTCCAGTCACAATGCCCCCTTTGGAGTATACATCTTCGACGAAGATGGTGAGTATTACACTCTCGCAGGTGCGGAGCTAAGCAGACGAATGGGGTGTGGGTGCGAAGACGGAATAAATTTGAGAATCAAGAAGTTTAGTCCAGATAATGGACAGGAGGAAGTATGAAAATTCTAAGCATGATTCAACGCGCCTTCGGCGAAGCCGACGACCAAGAGCAGGCTGAATTTCTAAACCAACTTGGCTACAGTCTCCTCGAAGCCTGTAAGTTCGACCACAACAAGGTAGAAGGACAACTCTGCTACGTGTCGTCCAAGTTGGACAAGCACGGGAAGGAATTGATCCAACAACTCGCCGCGTTTATTGCCCTTCGAGAAAACGAGGAGCCTAGTCCATTTTCTGGACAGGAGGAGCAATGAACAAGCTGGTGTTTAGCACAAACGAATACAGGGGCCACAATGTCCGAGCTTACTACGTTGGAGAATCAGGAGACGCCGAAATAGAGGTGTGCAGACCTGATCGTGTTGTGCGCGTATTCAAGGTTCCAGCATACAAGATCTGGAATTATGCCGCGCACGATACGGACCTAATTGATTCTATTCTGGATAAGGAGGACTGATGATAAGCGGAGGAGGATCAACAACCAACACGACCGTTTGCGCTAGGTGCCTGCGGGACCTTGTGTGGAATGAAAGCCGAAAATCTCCAGTGTGGACAGACGTGCAGTCCGACAGTATGTATTGCCCTTTTGACGGTCGTCTGTCCCCCTCTGCTTTGGCAAAGGCCCATAAGCCGGTCTCCGGAGAAGCCCGATAATGCCTACTTCAACTCCTTTGCCCGTAACTATCTGTGAACTGTGTGGGGCGACAAAAGAACCTACGCAATCTTGGAATCCTGTTTATGGGGACTGGACTTGGTACTACGAGCACACTTCCCCGAACAGTTGCATTAAGTACCTGCGGTCTTTAATTGACGACACCAGATCCCGAAGGATTGTTTGATGCCCACTAAGAAGAAACCAATCCCGAAGCAGATTACCCTCAATGAAGAGCAGCAAGCTGTGGTTGACGCGAGGCTCGGAGTATATGCGGTATATGCTGGGCCAGGAAGTGGGAAAACCAGTGTTGCTGTCCAAAGAGTAGCCGCTCTCGTCCGGGAAGGAGTAGACCCAAACAACCTGCTTGCCTTGTCTTTTACGGCCACAGCGGCGCGCAACCTACGGGACCGAGTCGAAGCGTTGACCGGTCCTTTGTCCATTACCCGGACAGCGGGGTCTATGACTCTGCACTCCCTAGCCTTAAAGTTTGCGGAGGAAGAAAGAAATGAATTTCCGTTTGAGCTCGCCGATTTTCCTTTGGCGACTGAGCCAGTTGCTTATCGTCTATCCGCCGAAGCCTCAAAACGCTATGAGATTGACCCCCGATCTCTACGCTCCGCGATTAGCTTATTTAAGAGGGGTCGCGTTCGTCCTGGTCAGGCCGTCGCTGACGCTGAATCGAAGGGGGACCCCAAGCAACTTCGACTAGCCCTGGCCTACAAAGCGTATGACAAGAAGTGCCGGGAGGAAAAGGTTCTCGATTTCGACTCCCTCATGTTCGAGATGGTGGATTTGATGGGCAAGAAGAAGGCTGTACGAGACCGGTGGCAGTACCAGTTCGTGACCTGCGACGAGGCTCAAGATTGCTGCAAGACTGACTGGGAACTGTTAAAACTGCTATCGGAGAAATATGGAAACCTATTGGTAGTAGGCGATCCGGGGCAGTCCGTGTTCGGATTTCGGGGAGCATCTCCGAAACTATTTCTGAATATGGAAGAGATGTTTCCGGGAACTAAGAAGCTATTTCTGGCAACCAATTATCGAAGCACCCGAGAGCTGGTATCGTTCCTGAAAGAGATAGGACCCGTTCCAGAATTGTCCGAGCGGTTTACTACTCCAAACGACACCGGAGTTCGTCCCGAAATAAAAGGATTCGTATCCCCAGCACTAGAGGCCGAGTTTGTGGTAAAATGTATTCAGGAGACACAAAATGTTTAACGAAACCTACAGCTATGGTGATCTTCCACCCTCTTCAATATGGTCCGGTTTGTTTGGCCCTGGTTATTCTCCGTATTTCCACGAAGATTGGGTTGACCCCGCTCCGGAAGGGTGGAGAAACTGGATCGGAGATACTCCGCCGGAAGGTAAATTGATCCAGCGGTGGAGAAAAGAGTGGGACAAGCCAGTAACCGGATATTCCCACGAGATCAGTCCGTACGCCAACGTAAATGGACTCTACTGGAGACTAACCGGAATTGCAAAGGAGACCTAATGGATGATCTTTCAATGTTCTTAGGAGCAGTAGGACTTCTGATCTTTCTTTTGATCTGGGCTAAGCTGAACGAGAAGGAGGGACGATGAAGTGGACTAACATAAAAGATCAACTACCTGAAGAATCGTGGGATAAATTCTTCCTCGGGAGACTATCACAAGAGCACATGTGGACTACACATAGGACGTGTCCGTATGATGTAGTAAGTGGGGCTTATTTGAATCGTTTTCCGGGCCTGTATACTCATTGGATGCTTATCCCAGAGGAGTCCGAATGAACAACCTAGATTTGTTGTATGAGATCAAAAACCGCCTCGGGATGCTCGACCTCGGTCTCGCCCTTTGTATCCCTTTGCTTGTTCTTAATATGGCTTTTACTGCCATTCTTCTGAACAGAAAGGAGTCCAGATAATGGACAAACCGACTACGGCGATCCTCTGCCGGGTGAATGCCGGACTCAGGCCGTTCGAGCAGGCGTTGTCCGAAGCGGGGGTTCCGTTTCACTATATCAACCGTGCGGGGTTCTTTTCTCAACCAGAAATCCAATCAAGCCTCGCTTATCTCGGAGCCTGTTTGTTCCCAGCTAACTATTTGATTTCAGGAATGTTGCGTTCGGATTTTCACCCTACTAAGTTCCTTCCGAAGACTAAACTAGCCGCCCGATTTAAGGAGTTGAAAGCCAACGACCCCGAAGTGTCTTACTGGACTCTGATTACCAAGGAACCTAGAACGCTGGTCGATCCGAGAAACTTGGAAGCTCTGCAACACTTCTCACAGTTCGTCCACTCTCTGTCTAGATACCGAGACCTTCCCCCCTCTGAGGCCCTCAAACAGGTGCTCGGAGCTTTGAAGGTTGGAGACCATTTTGCTGAGCAAGAAACCATTGACAATGACCCCTTGCAGAACCTGTCTGACTTGATAAAAATGGCAGGTAAGTATCGGTCCATCAAAGAGTTCCTGGATTTTACACGAAGAGTTGCCGCCGCCTCTCGGGCTAAGAAGGGGGTGGCCCTCGGAACAATCCACAGCGCCAAGGGCCTTCAGTGGCACTCGGTTTTCCTGGTAAGCTGCCAAGAGGGTATTTTACCTCATTCCAAATCTACTGATCTAGAAGGCGAACGGAACTGCTTTTTTGTGGCGTGTTCACGGGCCGAACAGAAATTGACTGTAACGTACAGTGGACAGCCAAGCTCATTTGTGATACCATACTTGCAGGTTAATAAGGAGGAAGCATGAGATTCTGGACGCACAAAATGACAGATGAATCAGCACCGATTGAACCCACGTCTCTCGAACAAGCTCTCAAAGAGTACCCAGACAAGGTTCAGGTTCTAGAAACCCCAACGGACCCGCCTCCTGACATGTCCACAAAGCCAAAGGACATTGTTGAGTATTGCTTTGGGTATGCCTGCCCGAAAAAGCACGTATTTGACCTATTTGACTCAATTACACCGGCTGGATATGATACCCAAAAAGCATGTCCAAAATGTGGGGAGTTGGCGAAACCATCGGTAATCCGAAAAATAGCAGAGCCGGTGTGGCGTAAGCTTATTTCAGACATGTCCTCGGAAATAAACGATGAATCAGAGTTTAAGTGGCGCACAACTTCCCTAGTTGGTTATAGAAAAATTACGCTGTGGAGCCGTTATGAGTTTGTCCATTATCTGGACCCAGTTAAGCCTAGACCAAGACGGAGGAAGAAATGAGTGTACTCTACACCAGCGCTTCTGGAAGACAAGTAACCCACAGTTCCTCTAGCGCGCTTGATACTTTTAGACTGTGCCGACGTAAATTCCGCTTGTCCCGCATCGACGGATGGAAGCAGAAGGCCCGCAAAGCTAGTTTGGAAATTGGAAAGTGCTTGGAATCCGCCCTCCAGTTCTACCACGATAACGGCCTAAAGGACGGCGACTTTGAATCAGAGTGGCAGCGACTGTGGCTAAAATTTGCCAATATTGACCTCACCTACACGGACCAGGAGAAGGACTGGAAGAACGTCTATGATCTTGGAAAGGACTGGGCACGGCTATACCCCATTCTCCTCCCCACATTTCCAATCCGAAACCCCAAGTGGCAGCTTCAGTTCCTCAAGGAATTGTGGCCTAGAGATCCCTTGTATGGCGGTCTCAGCTTCATGGGATACACCGATATGCTGTCTACGTTAGAAGACGGAACCCGACTAATCATCGACGTGAAGACAGCTGCAAAGGCACTCCCAGTAACCTCGGATTTGATGGCTCTCGATGGCCAACTCCGAAAGTACGCATGGGTAAGTGGGATAAACCAAGTCAGTTTCTTAAACTTCGTAAAATGCGACCCTAGTTCCTTTCGTAAAGGAGTGGACGTAACTCTACTAGAGGATACCCGAGATTGGAAGGCTGGGCAACCCCTGGTCGTTTTCAAAGCTGAAGAGAAGCAGTTCGGAGCTTCTGAAACTCCTCTCCTGCTGCTTACCCTCGGAACTGCCGAAACTGTCCGGATAATGGACGAAGAGTTAGACATCATCAAGGGGAAGGGAAGTACGGAAGCCAAGGCGGCGGTAGTCTCTTCTTATCTCTCAGACGGTCGGCTGTGTGTAGTTGAAAGATCGGGGGTCACTAAGGTCAAAATCCAATTCGTTCGTGGTACAATACCAGAAGAAGACTTGCCAGAGATCGGGCAACAGATCGGGCAGGATATGATCGCTCTCAAATCCGCGTCTGATACCAACTCCTTCTTCAAGGATGGTGGTGTGCGATTTCCAAATGCCATTTGTGGGTGGTGCGAATTTTTGCCCATTTGCAACCGAAATGACCAGCGTCGGGACGAGACCTTAGTTCAAATCAAACCCGCCAACGCCACTGAAGAGAAAGACTGGCTCACCGAATTAGAAAGCGAGGACGGTGAATGATCATCTATACAAAATCAGGAAGCAAGTACCGAATCGACCTCGACGCCAAGACCTGGGAACGTCTGCACCATGACCCAACGTCCAACAATCTTCGGACGCCCAGAGGTTCCTACTTGGAAATCCGACTCAAGCTGGGAGAACCGATGGAGATGCTGTGTCCGCCTCTTGTAGCAGATGCAGACGCCCGGTACGTAGGAACCAGCACTGTAACTAGAATGGAGGAGGAGTAATGGAACGTATCATACGTAATGCTGCCCGCTGTAAGAAGTGCGGGGATGAACTTGAATCGGAAAACAGACACGATTTCGTGACCTGCTCGTGTGGCGCGCTGTCCGTAGATGGGGGTCTTGACTACTTGAAGAGGTGCGGAGACCCAACGAACTGCGAGGAACTGTCCGAGTACTCGGACGAACCCGTACTGCCGAAGCCCCGAGTCAGCCACTACGGACTCCTGCTTGACCAAACCGAAGAGCCTAAGATTCTAGGCGGAAAGTTGACTCGATAATGGCCTACGAATATGTAAAACAGTATTACGGAGTTCCTGTTGAAATTGGACAGAGGGTTTCTATGGAAGGTCGTAGACTGGAGTACGGGACTGTGGTCCGGAAAAGGGCGTACGATCAATATGTCCATGTCCGCTTCGATGGCCAGAAGTTCGATGTCCCCGTACACCCTCTGGACTTGAAGTATCTTGCTCCGGGCGAAGAGATGTCCGGTTAAATGTCCGGATAATGGATTCCCACGAAACAGGCAGTATAATACTGTTTTACGACTGGAAATAACGTTTTACGACGGAGAGGAGGAAAATGCCAGCACGAGTTATTGATGATTCAATCTATCTTTCAGACAAGATCAAAGCTCTCCGTCCCGAACATCGGGCAGAATACTCATATCTACTCCCCCTGACGGAAGCCAACGGGGTATTGGAAGCCAACCCAGCCCGTATTTGGTCCGCCGCATACTCGTATCACCGAGAAGGAATTGACATCGAATGGGTCCGAGAATTGCTTGAGGACCTAAAACAACAGGACCTTCTCCGAACTTGGGAAGAGGCGGGAAAAACATGGGGGTGGTGGGTAGGAATCGACAAACCGGGCAGGCTCCCCTCCAAGGAACACCTCAAAAGATACAAGAATTTACCGCCATTTCCGCCCCTACGAATAAGGTCGGATGACGTTGTCCCGGAGCCTCCCGGATAGGTCCGGTCCGGGACTGGTCCGGTCCTGAAGGGTATTGGTATGGTATGGTATGGTATGGTGTGGAGTCTCGCGGAGCGAATTTTAAAACTATTCTGAATAATGGACAAGGAGAAGCATGAAAATCAAGAAAGAACTTCAAGCGGTGTGCGCGGCTTTCGGGGAAAAACCAGGGGGTTACCAATCAACCTGGGAAGACGCTCAGGCTTTGGCGGTGGTCCACTCTGTCGGTGCGGTAGTTCGGGACTTCACTGAGTGGATGGAAGAGAACCAAGGGGATGATTTTTCCTACGGACCGGTATCGAAGTATCTGCAAGTAGCCTCAGCACGACTTTCCAGTGGTGCCTCGCCTGTCTCAGCGGCTTTGAAGGACCCGGAGGTAGTAGCACTAGTCCGAGAGCTGTCCTACGCGTCTGGGGGCCAAATCTGCTTCGTAGATAAGCAACGTGCTCGGCTGGCAGAAGTGCTGAAAGAGTTCTCCGCCGAGGAAATCAAGTCCGCGTTCAAAACTTGGGTTGGGGCGCAGGACCTGAACGACCCTAAGAACGTATCCTTCCTGCCCGGAAAGTTCGTCCAGATAGTGGACAACCTCACCTACGCCGCCCGGAAGCAGAAGCAAGAAGCCGAGGAAGCCAAAACCCAGAGGGACGCCGCCGTAGTCAAAATGCAGGAGCAGGCCGAGCTTGAACGGAAACAGGCAGAGGAGAAGAAAGCCAAAGAGGCCCAGATTTTTGATCCTCTCGCCGATTTGCTGTCCGAAAATGACCAAACTGTGGTATAATGGTTTTGTGTCCAAAGGAGGAAGTATGAAATACCAGAATATAGCGAGCGCAGTTGAAGAAGCGGAGAGGTTCATCGCAAAGTCAAAGATTCTCTTGGGGTTGACGGGGGAAGAGAGCGAGTACGTTCTTCAAGGCCGGGAGTCTGCGTCGGTCCGCAGATGCTCCCTCGAACTGTCCAACCTTTTGTCCCAAATGAGAAAGTCTGATTGGGATGAAGCATGAGGACTTGTGATGTGTGCTCCGATGACCAACTCGAAGCGTGGGCAGAAGACATTGGATATGTGAAGACGGAATAGGAGACAACATGGATTGGGAACAGAAATTTAGAGCGATGCAGGCCCTCCTGATTTTTAAGGGAGATGCCGCCCTCCACATGCGGACTCCGGGAGACTGGTATGTAGGTCTTCCTGGCGTGAGTCTGAAGAAAGAGTTCACGTTGGAGGGGGTGTCGGGTTCGGGGAATACTCCCGAAGAAGCCATAAACTCAGCATGGAAAAGGTTAACCAATCCGGGACTAGGGCAGTATCTAGTGACTAGGACTCTCACCAACCCCAGCAAAGCCGTGAGGTGGAACGGATTCATGTGGGAGGATGTTGCGGAGGAGAAGCAATGCTGATCAGCGAATTCAGTTTGAGAAACAAAGAGCCACTTCCTGACATCGTCTTGTTCGCGGGTGATCTCCTCGAACATCACGGAGAGCTGTTCGGACATACTTTCGGCGTCCAAACTGCTGTAGACAAAGCTGCCCGGATGTTGACTATGCAGCTTGAAGAAGATGAAGACTGGGTGTAATTTAGGCGTCTGCTCCGGAGCCAGGATATACAAGGGGATTGGTCATAGTGGATAATCTGGACGAAATCAAAGAAAACCCGGCGGTTCTGAAAATCTACGGGCAGTACGTGCATGGGTTGAAAAAGGCTGGGAATCTGTATACCGGCTCGTGCCCTCTTCATCAGGATTCTCATCCGTCGTTTTCGGTTTACCCGGACATGCGTTGGACTTGCTTCTCTGGGGCGGACTGCGGGTCGGGGAACATTTTTCAGCTCATCGAGCGTGTAGATAAAATCAGTTTCCAAGAGGCCGTAGAAAAAGTGAAAATCGAGATAGGGCAACCAGACTCGTGGAAGAAGGACAAAGAACGTGTCGAGAGCGTATTCAAGCCCGTGTCCGAAAAGAAAGTCTACAAGACAATTCAACTGAGTCGTATTGCTTCTTTGGAAGAGGCTTTGAAGAACTCCCCAGAAGCTATCCATTATCTGGACACGCGGGGGATTACACTTGAGACTGCTCAACAGCTAAGACTTGGATTCGTCCAGAATCTGGGGTCCTTAGCGGGAGAAGAAGGAAAGGATATTGCCGACAAAGGCTGGCTGGCCTTTAACTACCTCGACGGCGATCTTGTCCGGCTAATCAAGTACCGAAGTCTAGTAAGGAAGCGACCGGGTGGCTTCGCCCGGCAGTTTGGCATGGAGACTGTTCTCTACGGGATCGAGGATATTGATCCTTTTGAGCCTATTTATCTAGTGTCCGGAGAGTTCGACCGGGCAGTAATGAAACAAGCCGGGTTTCGTGCGGTCAGCCTAGCCTCAGATACGCATAAACCAACTCCCGAACAAAAAGACCAGTTGATGACTGCGAGTATGATAATCCTTGCCGGGGATACTGACACCGTCGGTTCCCAGACTATGGATCGTTTGTGGAAAGAGTTTGGAAACCACTCGTACAAACTAACTTGGCCAGACGGCTCCAAAGATGCCAACGATGTGTTTCTCAACGCCTGCGGACGCGACCTTTCAAAATTCAAGAATCTTGTAGACGAGTTAACGAGTAAGGCTAAGTCACAGCCGATGCCTTCTGTATATTCCTTGCAGGAAACTATGCGGTCCGGAGATGACGCGGTTCTCTCTGATCACCCAGATAGAATGCGCGCTCCGTGGCACGACGTGGACACAATGGTGAATATCATGCCGGGGGACGTGGTCGGAATCAATGCCACGAATAGTGGTATGGGCAAGAGCACTTTTGTGTTACAATGGACTTTGTATAATGCCAGGAAGTACGGTCGGTCGTTTGTAAACTTCCAAGCCGAAATGCGTCCTGCTGAGATTGCTACAATGGTAACAGCGCAGGTTCTCAGGAAAGATAGAAATTTTCTGACCGGCTCTGATAAGAAACAGGCCGCGAATGAGTTGGAAGGCGTGGAATATTACGTGGGGTTTGATCCAGTTTTGAATGGCATCAACGCGGTCCTTGATCTACTTGAGGCTGCTATTAAACGTTTGTCGCCATATGGGGTCGTGTTGGATCACTTCCACCACCTGACCACGGGAATGAACAACGAGACGCAGGTGCAGACAGCGGCAATGACCCGGATCAAGCAGATAGCTGAGACCTACAAGGTTGTGTTCTTTAACGTGGGTCAGCCCCGGAAGGCAACGCAGCAGACAAAGGGTAAGCAGATTCATCTGACAGATGCAAAAGGTTCCGGAGCTTGGGCGGACGCCTCAAACTCAGTGGTTACGATTCACCGAGAACTAAACAAAGCAGACGACCCCACGATGACTAAGGGCGTATACGAAGATCGTACGCTCGTCAAGTTACTGAAAGGTAGATCAATGGGAACCGGAAACTCGGCTTGCTATCTGACATCGTTTGGTGAGTTCGCCAGCTTTGAGCAAATCGATACAAACCACGAAAGTTACGAAGAATAATGACTAAAATTTGTTCGCTATGCCGCAAGGAAAAATCTCTAGAGGATTTTCACCGGGACAGTCAAGGCAAGTACGGAAGAAAGTCTAAATGCAAGGACTGCATCGCACAATACATGCTGAGCAGAAAGAATATCCCCGGAGTGCGCGAGTCCATATATCGCAATAGCAGAGCATACGACCGCAGAAACCCAGAAGCTAGAATGGCAAATTCGGCAAGAGAAAGATCAAAAAGGAACGGTACTCTTTGTACTATAGCTAAAAACGAAATAGTAATTCCTGACTTGTGCCCGATATTGGGCATTCCTCTCAAACGTGGAAATCGATCTTCACACGATGACGCTCCTAGTTTGGATAGAATTATTCCCGAGGAGGGGTACGTAGCAGGCAACGTGAACGTAGTATCCTACCGGGCCAATCGTCTGAAAAATAATGGAACGCCAGAGGAGCACCGTCTTATTGCCGCTTGGATGTCAAATTCAGGGTTTACAAGTCCAACCAAAAGTGAACAGATTTTAGAAAACTCCCAAAAGGAGATGTTTAACGCCTCCCGACAACGGGCAAGGAGACTGGGTCTTAATTTTGGAATACAAATAGGAGACATAAAAATCCCACGCGTATGTCCTATATTAGGAATTCCACTAGAACCAGGAAAGGGTAGAGGTAGCAGACACGAGGGATCTCCAACACTAGACAGGACTGATCCAACAAAGGGATACATTCAAGGAAACATTTCTGTTATTTCTTATCGGGCTAATCGCATCAAAAACGACGGCACCGCCGAGGAGCATTTAAAGATTGCGGATTGGATGGACAGTATGTTACAATCCAAAGTGTTGGATATGAACCATGAAGAGGAGGACCCAAATGGGTTTGAATGAGGATTTAGGAGATCGAGAAAACGTGGGCAACGCCTCTCTGTCTGCTCCGAAGATTGCTACGAAGACGGATGAACCCACGTATGAAGACCTTGTTGGGGAAGAAGTAGCACACGACGAGGACCTGGAGGAAGATGCAAAACTCAAGGCCCACGACCTATTCCTCCGCCTTCAGAGTTCCTTTTCTGCCCCGAACTATATCACTCTGGAGGAGGTTCGAGACGCCACCGGGTTCGACGGACAAAGAACAGCCGACGCAATGGCTATCTCGCTATACCGGAGTCGGGGAAAAGCTCTATGGGGGTTCGAATTCAAGGTGTCTCGGTCTGATTGGTTGCACGAGCTGAAGCAGCCAGAGAAGTCGGAATCGATTCTCAGGTTCTGCGACTACTGGGCGCTCGTAGTTCCAAATAAGGACCTCGTAAAGGTCGGGGAACTCCCCCCAACGTGGGGGATGTATGTGGCACAGAAGAACCGTTTGAAATGCGTTGTTCCTTGTCCGAAGCTAGATCCTGTCCCTCTAGATCGGATAATGCTTACCGCTTTGGCCTACGCAATTGACCGTCGTCAGGCTAAAGTGGACAAAGTAGCTTTGGATGCCGCCAGAGACGAAGGGTATAAACAAGGAGTATCCCGGTCCGGGTCCGACTACTACGAAAAGTCCTACAGAACTCTCTTGGGGAAAGTAGAAGAGTATGAAAAGGCGTCGGGACTCGACATTCGGTACGGATGGACTTCTCCGGACAAGATAGGGGGCATAGTTTCTCAGATTCTGTCCGGGGATAAAAACTTGAAGTCAATCCTGCACGATGTCCATTTCTCACTCAAAAGCAACGAAAGACTCAAGACTCTGTTAGAGGAACAAGCAAAAGAACTAGAAGCGTTTTTGGGAAGAAAGTCAGAGGAGGAAACAGAATGACATCAGCTCGAATTATTAAAGCCTCAGACACAGCGAATGAGTACACCCGTTTGGAAGATATTAAGGCCGACTCCACCCGCGTTGGCCTCAAGATTTACGGGTGGGCGAATGGCAGGTTTTACGAGGTTTTCCCGGGCGGTCGCACCATTGAGTACACAGACTTGAGGGAGGAATAATTGAACATCGCAGCCACAGAACTAAAGAAAGCTCTTCGGGTTTTTGCGCCAGTTCGAACCGAGTTCTACCAAATCGGGGAGCACGGAATTTCTGCCCAGGACTCCGACATCTGGGTAGTATCCGAAAGTCCATTATCCGGACTAGGGGGAATTTTCTCGGTCAACGGTAAGAAGCTGTCCCAAGTCGTAGGTCGAATGTCCGGGCAAGTTGAGATCACCAAAGAGGAGAAGCTCCTGTCTCTGAAGTCGGCGCGCGCGAAGATCGAGTTGGAAATCCAGGACATCAAGCCTCTCAAGATCCCCGATCCCCCCGCCAAGGTCCTGGAACTGGCTTCTGTCGATCTCAAGAAAGCTTTGTCGATAGCTGTTGCTTCGGCCTCCCCCAATAAGGCTTCAGCGTTCGGGGGTGTTGTCCTGCTCCAGAGCCTGCCTTTGGGAATCGAGGAGGGGTCTCCATCCGGCTATCGAATTGTGGGGACAGACGCGAACGTTCTCACCGTAGCCACCGTGGGAAACTCAGTCCAGTTTGAGTTCAAGATGACGTTGAACCTTCCGGCGGCTGCGATAGTCCAGATAATGGACGGTACGATCTCCCTCGGAGAATCAAATACGCATCTGTACGCTCAGTCGGGGGGAATCCGTGTGTTCGCCTCCAAGCCGACCCAGACGTTCCCGAATTTTGACAGCCTTTTGTCCGTTCCTTCGAAGCTGAAGTTCGGATTCAAGACCGAGGAGTGGGTATCAGCTCTCCGCACAGTCGAGACTCTGATCGAAGAATCTGTCGATCAAGGAGGAATCGATTTACAATTCGCCGAAGGTGTGGTACAATGGAACAATACTGGAGTAGGGTCAACAGCGTCAGACGAAGCGCCCTACGAACAGATTGACCCAGACCCGCTATTTCAGCCGGTAACTGTTTCGAATCTTAGGGTTAAGGCCAAGTACCTGTCCGGATTCTTGGCGAAGGCTGGGGAAGAATCTACTTTGGGGCTGGTAGACAAGAATAAACCGATCCGACTGGAATCCGGAAATATGACTACTTTGGTAATGCCTATGGCAGGGAAGAAGGAGACGAAGTAATGGACGAAATCCAGACAACACCTTCCTACCTGCCCCCTCTAAACCAAGAGGATGCTCTCGTAAAAGGCAAGGAAATTGACGCACTCATTGGGCAAATCTGCTCCCACGAGGAGAGGCTTTCCCATTCCTACGCGCGCCTCGGGTCCCTACTCCGGGAGGTAAAGCTCCAGCAGTACTGGATTGCGTACGGTTTTGACCGATTTTCTTCCTACTTGGAGACGGTTCGTGAAAAAATAGATAGACGCCGGTCACAATTGTATGCTATACTGTCTGTAGCTGAAGTTTTGCTTCCGCATATTTCTGAGTCCAAGTTGGAAGAGATTGGAATCACTAAAGCTCATGAATTGAGACGGTTGGTTCAGAACGATGGAAATGTGCACGCGGAAGTTTTGGACCCGGATAACCAGACAGAAGATACCTGCGGGACTGTCCGGATAATGGACTACGCTCTACGCCCCAAGGTAACAGCAGCACAACTTCGGGTTAAGGTAAACGAGCTTCTTCATATTCACGAACTTCCGTCCGGGCTCTGGCTGGAGCTTCCCGGGTTCTACGCTACGCCAGACGAGAGAAAAGAAATCGATGAGTTCTGGAAGTTGGGGAAACAAGTTTTGGAGATCACGTCCGAGTCAGAACACGAAGTTCACAAAGAGGTGTTCTTGGCAGCTATTCGCGAGTGTGTAAGTTCGTGGATTCCTTTACTACAGGAAGAAAAATGATTATTTTGGAAAAGCGGTGTCACAAATGTGGGGATACCAAAGATGCCTCGTTTTTTAACAAAGATAAAAGCTCTAAGGACGCCCTGAGCCGAGAATTTCCTCCGGACTACCAACTACTGTGCTGCAATTGCAATCGCTCAAAACACTGGGGAAATGGTATTTGTATTCACCAGCGAGAAGAAAAGGAGTCTAATGCCGAGTAAAACAGTCCGCGTAGAACTCGGAGAAACCGGTCTCCCGATCCGCATATTCCGGGATAAGCAATGGTTAAACTACCCTACGGTAGAAATGACCAAGGCCAAAGCGGTGGGGGGAATTCGAAAGCAAGTATTTCGTAGATGTTGGAATCCATTATCTGGAAACTTCGAATGCGAAAAGTGTGGACGAACAATCACTTGGACTTCTGGAGAAATGAACGAGAAAATCGCGAAGGGTTCTGGTGGGGAAGTAAGTTTGAGCAACTGTGAAGCGTTATGTCACAGTTGTCACACAGGAAGTCCGGATTCCGCTCACGGAGACCGGAGATGGCAAACAGCAAAATTGAGTCCGAAGGAATAACAATGGACGTTCTTAAATACAAATCGGTAATCAAGCAGGTTTTGTCCGAGCTTAAAATCCCCGCAGATCAGAGGGAAGACATGAGCCAGGAGTGTTACGTAGCCTTGCTTGAAAAGCAGTCTCACATTGAAAAACGGATTGAAGCCAAAGAGGACTACAAATATGTAGCCCAAATCTGTCGGAGAAAGATCATGTATCTTTGGAGGACGGGGCAACACCCTCAGAGGACCAAGGAAAACCCGGGGCCGAGGTTGGTGTCTCTTTCTTTGCCCAAGATCATGCACCAAGTAGAAAAGATACCTCAACCGACCGCCGAAGTTTCGGACGAGGAGCTATACGGAGCGATTGATAGCCTTCCCCTGGATGAATACCGAGTAATTTACAACGTGTTTGTGGATGGGAAATCACAGCGAGAGACCGCCGGAGATTTTGGAATCAGCCGCCGACAGGTGGCAAATTTAGCGGATCGCGGGATCAAAAATCTGAAGAAGTATTTTGAGGTAGAAGATGGCCAAGATTGAAGGTAGAGGAACTCTAAAAGCCGAAGTGGTCCTAGTTCTGTCTGAGGAAGAGGCGGGAGCCTTGGACGCCTTAGCGGGATACGGAGACGATTCGTTCATCGAATGCTTTTACAAACACATGGGGAGGGTATATCTAGAGCCCTACGAGAGGGGCCTACGCAGTCTGCTCAAGTCGGTCAGAACCGGAGAGGGATGTGTATCTTCTATTTTAGGCCGGGCTCAAAAGGCTAGGCGTATATTCTATGGGGAGGAAAAGTAATGGGAATCCGAAACACAGTCGAAATTATTTGTGATTATCCCGAATGTAAAGCTGGACAAAACGGCAAACCCGTGGTATACTCTTGGTGTAAGGATGATGTTGAGAGCGGAAAAGCACAAGCCCCTCCCGAAGCTCAGTATTTAGTAATCTTCAACCAGGGAGGAGTTACGAAGTCCTTCTGCTGTCAGTTACACGCTGCGAGGTATTTTCTGCCGCCTGGGTACGATATCAAGCAGACCCCGGTGGTGGACATTTCAACGCGAAAGCCCGTCGAACCTTGGACGGAACCAATTCCAGATAATGGACAGGAGGGCCAGTGACCGGAACAGACTTTAAACAAAGCCAAGTAGCCCTTGCTTGTTGGCGCGCGGCCAAGACAGAACTCCACCAGACAATGCTGGCGGTCTGTCAGGTGTTCATGAATCGAGCAGCCGCCGGATGGTATGACGGAGACCTATACGAAAACTGCTGTATGTGGCTATCTGAGAATCCCGGCGAGTACCCGGACCCACGCGACCCTCAATTTCAACAACTGCTGTCCCGGATTGAATCAGTAACTTCAAAGCTGGTGTCAGATGTGACGGGAGGGGCTATCTACTTTACCCCCAAATCCGAACTAGACGAGGAGACTCTGCCCAAACGGTACAGCATAACTACTACCATTGGAAATATGGTATTCATCAAGTAGGAGGTAACATGACCAGGAAAAGACTGACTGTCAAAGAGCTGTATGAAAAGATGGAGGAGATTCACTCCGCTTTGGACTCCTCCGAAGTTTACCACTTTGGATTGTGGGAGGCGATTGCCGGACTTATGGTAGGACTCTCAATTGGGTATACTCTTGCGAGGATATTCTAGTGAGCCCCGTATACAATTACCAGTGCGTAGAGTGCGGGGAGAAGTTCGAGAAGCTGGTCAAGAAGGACACCAAACCTCCCCGATGTCCAACTTGCGACAAACCGACTCAGCAGATTTGGAGTGTACCGGCGGTCGCGGTTTGGAAATGCAGTAAGGGAAGTTTATGACACGAAAAGCAAAGCCGAAGACTAAAGTGCAGCTTGACAAAGCCGCCGACCAGAGACTCCAAAAGACGTATAATATCACTCTTCGAGAGTACGAGGAGATGGCCAAGAGGAACAATAGATGCTGCTGGGTGAGTGGGAAACCGGCAGGAACCCGTCGTCTGCACGTCGATCACGATCATGCGTGGAAGAAGGTCAAGATCGAGACCGTCAAGGTAAACGGATTGTGGGCGGCGGCGGCTCTCTACAACGAGAGAGAGTATGTTGGTGTAAATTCCAAAAAGTCTTTGGCGGTTCTCCAAGTGAAACGTCAACTGCTGCGCGCCAGTGTCCGGGGGTTGCTTTCATATCAAATCAATGCCGGGTTACAAAAATTCGCGGATGATCCGATTCTACTGAGGGCGGCTGCTGACTACCTCGAAAACTTTCAGAAAGGAAGTCCATTATCTGGACAGGAGAAAAATGACTAAACCGGTTTCAGAATATGCAACACCTCGCAAGTGCTCCGTTTGCCAGCAACCAGCAACCGTCTGGAGTTTCAAGTCGGACAAAAAGGGAGGTATCAATCTATCCTCTCGTTCCGCTCGGTGCGAAGAGCACAAGGAGACAGCATGAGCAACGTAACAGTAAATTCTTACCGAGGAATGGGTCTCGGCGGATGGCTTACCCTGATCTTCGTTACTCTCAAGCTGGTGGGGTTTATTACGTGGAGTTGGTGGTGGGTACTAATCCCCCTCTGGATCGGGGCGGGCATCTTCCTCGCTGTTTTCCTCTTCATTCTTCTGCTGGCGTTTGTCGTTTCCTTTGCGGAGATCCTATGACACACGAAATCAAACTCGAACGCCGAACGGTAGAAGCCATCCTGGCCTCTGTATTTGGGGCGGCGGCGGTAGAAGCCTTTATCCAACGTTCTTGGCTGCTGGGCGGGTTCTCCGCGCTAGTAGGCGTAGCTCTCTTGATTACTGAGAAGGCTGATATTGAAGAGGAGGAAGCATGAGTTGGTTCAAACCTGCCCCACCCAAACCCGATCCAGAGGTAACCTACCGAATTGGATTTGCCTGCGCTAACGGGCATGTTCAATCTGTTTCATGGAAACAATCTATCGAGTCCGAGAAAGAAGAGGTGTGTTTGACTTGCGGACTGCGCTCTGCTGTGGCCGTCATTAAAAGGACATTCGAACCTTATTTGGTAGGTTTCTTTGCAGAGCGTTGGATCACAAGCTCCTGGTTGAGCATGACCGATGAATTTGTCCATTATCTGGACGAAGACTCTAACGTAAAACTCTCGGAAGAAATACTCACCAAGCTCAAAGTTCGAGCGGCCCGAGATATGACTCGACAAATTTCCACTGAAGAGCTTCATACATACTCTTTGGGGCTACAAGACGGGGAGACAATGACCGCTTTATGGCTGCTGGGCGAGATTCAAAAGGAGACTAAGTAATGCCTAAGACAACACCGGTTCCAGAAGAACTCAAGACTCGGGTACACGAGTGCGCCGATCTTAATCCAGAAGCGTCTCATCGATGGATTGCCAAGCAGTTCGGTCTCCACCACAAGACGGTAGATCGAATTCTCGGACAGATTCGTCACCTAAGCTACGAGGTTCTTCCGAAGGATGCGAGACCAGAAAAGACCTCTGAAGTCGAGGATATGTCCACTCCTGTAGAAAAGGAGGAGCCTGATGGAGACTGGGTACAACGGGATCGCTACGTTTACAACGGCCAAACTGACTCGTATATTACATTCCTCAAGTGCCGCCCGAAACCTCTGGTCATCAACGGTGTCAAGTTCCGGTCGATGAAAAAGGCGTATTCTGATTGGGACGGAAAACCCTCCACAATCAACGAAATTTGCCGAAGGTTTGCAATCCCCCGCGATCAGTTTCAAGAACTTAAAGCAGTACACGGCTGGACCCACGAATCTGAGCCATTTACCCGCGAGGAGATACTATCTCGGGAAGTGGACGATCTCGCTGACGACGCCTTCCAACAGAGACGGCAGGCTGTATGGGAAGGGTTCGAGAAGAAGCGCTGGCACCAGACAAAGATCGACGCTGAAAAGTGGAATGATCTTGAGCAGAACTTTATCGTTCCGTTGCAGGACCACTTGTCTACGCTTATCCCTGCGTATACTCCCCCTGTGTTCAATTTGAAGTCTCCTCGAAATCCCTTTGCAGTAGTCACCAGCGCGGGAGAACTTCACTATGGAGGTTCGGGTTGGGAAGTCGAGACCGGAGAAAACTTCAGCCGCAAAGAAGCAGAGGAGCGTCTTGTCTACGCCAGGACGAAACTTTTGGAGGACGTGGCGGACAAGGGAAGGCCGGATAAGTTTTTCTATACCTCTGGTAATGATTTCTTCACGATAGACAATGACCAAGGTGGGACGACTCGCGGAACTCCACAGGAACTGGACGGAACTGCCGCACAGATTTTCTCAGAAGGCGTGGACCTTGCGTTCCGAGATGTTGACATGCTTCGAAGTGTGGCCCCAGTCCTGATACTTTTTGTCCCCGGCAATCATGATCGGCTGCTGAGCTTAGCCTTGCTGAAATGCCTCCAGGTCAAGTATCAATCGGACCCCGCAGTGGAAGTTGTGTTCTCTGCCAAGACTCGGGCATACGCTTGCTACGGAGACACCCTAATGGGGTTTGCCCACGGAGACGGGGCGCTCAAACCTCCGCAGTACATGGCAACAATGGCGAAGGAAGAACCGAGGTTGTGGTCCGAGACGATCTACCGTGCTTTCTTCACCGGACATCTGCACCACGAGGTTGTTCAAGAGTTGGTCGGGGGGACTCACTACCAGATGTCCTCTTTAAGGGGAGCTGACCGATTCCATGAGAGGAATGCGTACTTGGCAGATGCCGCTTTGTCCAGCTACATAGTTGACAGACACCGGGGTGTTACTGGTACAATTCAGACGAGGGTTTAGTCCAGATAATGGACAAAGGAGACCTGTATGAAGGTTTATCTAGCTGCTAGGTACTCTCGAAAGAAGGAAATCAAGTCTTTGGTGCCGATTCTTCTTGAGCATAATATCGAAGTGACAAGTAGGTGGCTCGAAGAAACCGGGTCAGATACGGCCCATCTCCACGAGTTCACTCCAAAGTTCTGCCGCCAAACTGCTTACATCGATTTAGAGGACATCGATAAAGCGGACACGTTTGTGTTCTTCTCCGAAGACCCAACTATCGGTATCCCTCGCGGTGGTCGCCACACCGAATTTGGGTATGCTCTGGGTACCGGTAAACGACTTATAGTGATTGGTGGAGAAGAAAATATCTTCCACTACCTGCCTCAAGTTGTCCATTATCCGGACTTAAACTCCTTCTTAGAAGGGGAAAGGATAGACGATGTCATTGCTTCCGACTGACCCGCAGGAGAGGAAGAAGATTCCTCTGTGGTCGGGGTTGCTACAATATTTTCCCGATGCTTTGGCCGATGTTGCGCATTTATCTTACGTCGGAAACGATCAGCACAACCCTGGAGAAAGCCTACACTGGGCGCGCGAAAAATCTACCGACCAAGAAGATACCCTTCTTCGACATTTGATGGAGAAGGGAACCCTAGATACGGACGGAATTCGGCACAGTGCAAAAGTGGCGTGGAGAGCCCTAGCCATGCTACAATTGGAAATCGAAGGAGAAAAATGTCAGAAAACTTTTTGATGAACCGTTTGTTCAGTGCTACTAATCCCTATCAAGGCAAGTACAAGAAGGTCCTCTGTGTTTGCTCTGCTGGGATTCTTCGGTCGCCCACAGCAGCTCTAGTCTTGGCCCAGGAGCCATACAATTTCAATACAAGGGCGGTAGGATTGACCGCAGAGTTTGCTTTAGTTCCGGTAGATGAAGTTCTGTTGCACTGGTGTGATGAGTTGGTTTGTATGGATCACCGGCAGGAGCGTCAGTTGAAAAAGATGCTGAAGGAACCCAAGCCAATTGTGGTCCTCAACATTCCAGACAACTACGAATACCGAGACCCAGATTTGATGAAGGCTATCAAGACCGCTTATGACGAGGCCGATCCGAGTTATAAGGCAAAACAACCTCCTCCTCCTATTACGATTGGACAGTATGAATTCACAATCAACGATGACAAAACCACCCAGTAGTGGTCCAGATAATGGACAGAGAGGAGGTATTGTGGAAGATTCCGATGGTACAGTAATCGAGAGACAGCAAGCGGAGAGTTTGATTAGTTTGATAACCTCACAAAATATTCAAAGCAGGCTGAGAGAGGAAGGACTCATGGTTAATCCTGGTGCAATAGTAGATGCCCTGTCTGGCTTGTATCAATCTAAGCCTATCAACGGCTAGTTTATACAGAGTTGTCCCAAATAATGGACAGAATCGAGACGAAATGAAACAAACAGTTAGAAAATACGTGGGCGTGTGGGTTGGATACGATAATCCCGACGAACTGAAGTTTGGGGCGTTGCCAGAGTTGCTTGAGACGGATTTTGGAGGGAACGGAACCATTCCAGCCTCAAGGGCTGCTGTGAAATACTACCCCATTGACATTGTAGTAGACCCCTCTGAATTGAACGGCTTTGATAGTTTAGAAGCTGCTCGGGGCGCGCTCAACCACAAAAACAAGTAGTCCAGATAATGGACACAGAAAAGCCCCCGAATCCGCAAAGGACCGGGGGCTTCTGTTTTCCACAGATTTATTGTGTTTTACACAAGATTTCCACAAATATATTTGTCACGCTAACGATATATTATGCCGATTACCCTCTTTTTATGCTACTATTTAGTAGCGAACAAATTCAAAAGGAGCCGCTGTGGAACAACGGAAAGAACAACAGAAGAAATATTTTGTTTACCTAATCACGAACCAGATAAACAAAAAAGTATACGTGGGATTTACCTCGAATTGGAAGAAGAGGTGGAAGGAGCATAATTTAGAGTCCCAGCGAAATCGAAATGATCAGAGGAATCGGCATCTGTACCATGCTATGCGGATGTATGGTCGCGAGAATTTTTCGTTTTGTCTTCTCTGTTCTGTAGATGATGAAAAGGAGGCTCTACGTTTAGAACAATACTATATTGAACAGTACGGTTCTAAAAATCCGGACAAGGGGTACAACATGACAGCGGGCGGGGACGGGGTGCGCGTACTGAGAGGAGATAGCCTAGAGAGAATGAGAAAAGCTGTTTCAGAGAGGATGTCTGTCCCTGAAAATACTCCGAATTACCGAGAAGATATTTCGACAGAAGAGATTGTGGAATTGTATGTTATAGAGGGGTTGAACACCGTGGCTATCGGAAAGAAACTTGGAATATATCCGGGTCTAGTTAGTTCCCGTTTAAAAAGGAAAGGAGTAAAAAGAAGAGGACGCCGGATAGAAATAAATGTTGCTGAAGTGCTCCGCCTTTACGAGATTAAGAAGACGGCGGCGGAAATAGGAGAAATATTTGGAGTTAGTAAATACAAAATATTATCTGTCCTAAAAGAACAGGGGATAGACAGGAGGAGGTCCGGGGCCAGAAAAACTACGGAGGGGAGAAAGGAGAAAAGATGCCCGGGGTGCCAAAACATAAAACTTCTCTCCTTCTTCAATAAGAACAAAAGCTCGCACGATGGGTATTCGAGTTTGTGTAAGCAGTGTATTTCAGACAGAAACAAGATGAAGTTACGGACTAAAAAGGAGATTGCTCCGGAGCCATGTTCAAGTACCGGAGGAACGTTGGGTCCTTCAGACGTTCTTGGGGCTGAAGATTCTTCATCGCCTTCGCTATGTACTTCTTTCTCGTCTGAAGGGTCAGAGGCATAAGGGCTGTTTTTTCCGTTGGATTCATTTGGTCATAAAGACGAAGGTATTCCTCTCCCGGCAGTCTGGAAGCTCTAGTGTAGAGAGACGCTAGACTAGAATCCATTCCTTGTGTTTTCTTTATGTTTTCGGTTATTTTCTTCAGATCATCTTGGTGCAAGTCTCCCGAAGCATACATTTTGTAAACGTCAGGCATGGTCATTTCTCCTGAGCGTACCTTGTCCTCAAAACCCATGATTACTCTGTGTCTGGCCATTTGCGCCGGGTCTAACGCCCCGTCTGGATTATGGGAGGCGGCAAGCTCAGAGGCTAACTTCTGAGCCGGGGTTGCGTACGTCTGCGCAGTACCGCCGACAGATTTCCACACCTGTCCAGGATTGCCGACAGAAGGTCCCGTTCCGGAAACCATCTGTCCGATAGTTTGTGCAGGAATCGGGGCCATGTTTCTAAAAACATCACTCCAAAGCTCATCGGGTTGTAGCTTTCTTCCAAACTGGTCACGTTGGGACAGGAGTTCTTCTCCCGTGCGCATGGTCGGTGATAGTCTCCCCTTGATGAATCCCACTGGATCGGATGCTGCGTGGAGTAGATCGGTAGGCAGGGTCCTGATTCCGAAGACGGTTTCTTTACCCTCTTTGTTCTTTACAGCAAGACCGAAGGGGGCTTCATTGTGGAAGTTTCCTGTCGAAGCGTAGTTGAGCACACGAGCTATTCCCCACAAACCTAGAGCCATCTTGGCAACTTGGGCGCGACCTAACCCGCCCTCATCTTTGTTAAACAGATTAGCTCCGGAGCGCATTTCTGCCTCTAGCCAGTCCGGAGCGAGTAGTAACAAACGGCCCCAATCTTGATTGGTAGCTGACCGTCCCATCTGTCTCCAAGGAATTCCTCCGAATGTATTATTTGCGTGGGTGGCCGCAGCTTTTGCAACATGATCGTCTGACCAATCTGGATGGGCCTCTCGGTATCGGTCAAACATAAGTTCGTAACCACGCGCTTTAAGGGCAGGGATATAGCGTTTGAACAAGAACGATTGGTACCAGTCCATAGCATTAGACAGAGGTTTCCCGACTCCAGGGATGAGACGAAGAATTCCGCCACCCGCAGCGACACCTTCAGAATGGTCCTGCAAGGATTTGTAATCTACTCCTAGTTGGAGGTTATTGCGAACCCCTACATTTATCTTTGTGGGTGAATTAGGGTCGAGCGGGTCTACTTTGGCTCCAGTTAGAATGTCCGGCCCAGTAATGTGGAAAGGGTTAACCCCGACCATGACTCCGCGTAGTGCTTCTTGGACCATGTGGAACGGAGATAGAGACAGCAACGTCTCCTTCATTTTAGTCCCCACGCCGAGCAAAGCTTTCCCCACAGCGCTACTTGCGACAGCAGACGGTTCCAGACCCAAACGGTTCTTCAGATACTCGGCAAACTCCGGGTGAACGCGGATATCTGACCGTACTAGAATGTTATGTCCGGCAGAGTCGTTAGTTACGAAGTTCCAACCCTTCATTGCGTTATTGTTCAGGCTGATGTAGTCTTGTGGGTCCCACGCATAAATCTTCTTCTGGGCCTCGTTAAACTCCTTGAGCCCCGAGAAGTCCTTATTGTTTGCCATCGACTTCAGATACATGATGTCGGTCGAGAGTTTATTGTTCCCAACTTCGTCGTACTGAGCTTCTTTTCTGGTGGCTTGCTCTTCCAGTTTTTCGATAGCCGCTTGGATATTCGATGGATGGACATAGGGAGTCAGGTCCTTGATGGTTCCTTCGTCCAGAAATCTTTGAAGGTCTCCTGATTTGTCCAGTTGCTGGACTACTGAATCTGCTATGTTGATTTTACGAACCCGATTTGGGTCGATGAAGGTCTTTGGGTCCTCGCCGTTTTGTCCGGACACAACTTGGCCTTGTCCTGAGAGCACTACCGCAGGGCGACCATCTGACCCACGAGTAAAGGAGTCTCGGAGAGTATCAATTAGCTGCTTGTTGGCCGCCGCTTTGATGAGTTCTCCGCGACCTTTGGCCGTTACAGAAACGGGATCAAAATCAATCGGCTTCGGAGATTTCAAAAGCGCTGTCAAGTGAGAGTCGTACACACGTTGACGAGCCATCGTAACCTCTGTAGCGAACTTGCCCTGCTTGGCTTCAGACGCAACAACCTTGCCCAAAGGATTTAGGTCCTTGTAGGTACGGGTCATATAGTCTTTGACGAACGAGTGCAACAGGTCGTTGGACGACCCGATTTGGAAATTACGCGCTTGTTCTTCTCTCAGAACTTTGGCCGCGTCGAGTTCGCGGTCTGACAGTTCTCCGTTGGCAACTCTCTTCAAGGATTCAAGAACGGTGTTCTGATAGGAAGTAGGAAGGTCTTTGAGTTTGTTATCGGCAATCATCTGGGGAAGATTATCGGGAAGTCCATTATTTGGACTAACCGGCCCAACATCTAGTCTATCTTCTTTTCCAAGACTCTCGGCCACGGCGTTGTACCACTGCGCGGCCTTGATTTTATCCCCACCCGTAACCACCTGATGAAACACAGAAGCGAGTTCAAGTTCTTTCTGTGCTTTTACGTCGGCTTTTGGGCCAAACACCTTCTCCATAAATCCAGGAGTTTCGTGTCCGAGAATTCCCCGAACGCGGTTGTCTAGGTTGATGGATTCTTGTTCGCCAATTGCATGTTGAACTTCTCTTTCTTTGTTGGCTCGGTCCAGTGCCAAAAACTCGTCGTTAGGCCGGAACTTGTCCGTCTCAAGAAGAGGCTTGAACAACTCGCCTGCTGAGTGCAGGGCGTGAGGCATTCCCAAAATTCCCAAAGCCCCGCCCGCAAAGGCTTCCGTTCCGTATTCCCACGCTTTGTCGGTATCTCCTTCTTTCAGAGCGTCGAGGAATCGAGGAGACATAGCCGCTGCTGTTTCAAACTGCTGGAGGGTAAACCCAGCATTCAAAACAGCGTTCGCAGTCTTGGCCATTCGGGCAGTAGCCGCGACGGGTAGATCGGGAATCGTGTGACGCAGGACTTGGAACGCCCCGTTTTCGAGCATGTTCTTGGATAGCAAATCTTGCTCGGTCAGACCGTTGTCGTATAACGCTTTCTGAGCGCGCTTCCAAGTATCGACATCTGCTCCTGTTTCGCGTACGGCGTCCTCGACCGGATGAAATCCAGCTTTGGCTCCGGCAACTGTGTCACTGGTTTTGCCCAGAGCTTCGAGTTCTTCGGGGGTGAATTTTCCAGATTCCTTCAGGGCGTTTTGGATCGCGGGCGTACCAAACTCTGCGTCTCGGTTGAGCGGAGACACGAGTTTTCTAGCCCTGTCCAGAAGGCCCATATCGTGGCCTCCTGCTTCCAGAGCTTGTTGGATGACTGGGTCTACTGACTTTGCTTCCTTGAGAGCACCTAGAGCCGCTTGCGAGCCTTTGACAGCGTCGGCGATCTCAGTGGCAGACAGTCCGGCTTCTTTGAGAGCAGTAGCCCCCGCACTTTCGATCAAACCACCCGTTCCGAAGGTAGCCGCTGTTAAAGCTAGACTATAGGGCGCTGTAAATCCAGACGCGATATGCTCAACAGCGCGCTCGAATCCACCAGCTCCCTGACGTTCTTCGGGAATCCCAAACAAACTTTCTGTAAGCGGGGTTGAAAAGAAATCATGGGCGCGTTTGTACCACGGCTGGGAGGAGTCTTGGTAGATGTGTTGAGCGGGTTCGGATGGTTGAGAAGTTTGTCCAGATAATGGACCAGAAATTGATCTTCCCCCAAAAGCGGCAAACGGATCAGAGGAAGAAGCGGGAGTCGTCTCATTTTCCGTGTTTTCGGGAGCAGAAATCATTCGACCGCCGAATTGTGCAAAAGGATCGTTAGTCATTCCCTATTCTTTCTTTTATACTACTTTGCTCTTTTGATTCCCTGACGAATAGCATTGGCTTCGTCGGGATCTACGTCTAGCTTAGCTATATCTTTCTCCACATCTTCGGGAGACTTTTTCTTCAAGCGGGTGATGGCTCTTTGCACCATCAAGTTGTTATTGTATTTAGAAAGGTTTGGAGGGTCTATATTCAATTGTTGACGAATATTGTCTTCTTGCGTGAGAGAAATAGAAGGGTTGGATAAAGTCTTCTCTCTCTCGGTGGGAGACATTTCTCTGAGTTTGTTTATGTCAGGACCCACCGAAGTCTGAGTTGTTCCTCCCAAGGTATTTCCCGAAGAAACTACCGTAGATCCTGGGTTTTGCTGCATAAATGCCGACAAATTTTCGGGTGGAACTTCTCCTATTGATCCGTTTGCTAGACGAACCGAAGTAACCTGTGTGGCTGGGTTGACTTGCGAAAGAACACTGTTCGGGTAAAGTTTTTCGCGGATTCCTTGATACTCTTTGCGGGTCTTTTCGAGTTGGTCACTTAGAACTTTTTGTTGCGCGGGGTCCGACACCGTTTTGAGTTGGCTTTCGTAGCTACGCATAGTGCTGCCGAGTTGGTCTGCCGCCGCTTTCATCTCCGCCTTTTTTCCGCTATCTATTTCCATTTTGATACGTTGGGTTTCGTTTGCAATATGAACTCCATCAAGGTAGAGTTGCTTAGTTTCCATTTTAAGTTTACCAAGTTCGGCGGCGTCCTTCATGCCGTTTCCGTACATAGCAACTTTGTCGGCGGGAGCTACCATATAATCTTTATCGGGGTCAAACATGTTAACTCCCTTGGGAAGTTGCATGATACTATTCAACGCACTTCCCTTGGTGGGCGTTTTTACAAACATGTTTTGGATTGGAACATCAATTACTTTTATGGAAGTTTGATCCGTCATATTAACAGGCTCGCCTGACGAGTCTATCCAATGTAAGCCGTTGAAACTAAGTTCTGAATGGTCATGGAGATCAATAAAGTGACGGGTATAAGTTTTTCCATCTCCAACTTGCCGAATTGAAGGGTCTTTTTGATACGCCTCAACGAGTTGGTTAGCCGTCAAATCTCCCGGCAATTTTCCATCGACGGGTGCAGTCCCTCCTATTTTGGGATCAGTGAGACCATCAATCATCGCTTGTGCTGCTTTATTGTGGCCGTCAATAGAATCTTGGGTCCGAAAATCTAAATCAGCGTGTTTCGCAGCGGTTGTTGCTTGCACATCTGCTAAGTTAGCTTTCATCATCTGAACCCGAAGAGGTTCTTCCTCTTGTTCTCGTTTCTCTTTATTTGCGGTCAGTTGGTCTTGCCACTGTTGACGGGCTTGTTGCTGAGATTTCTGCTGCTCGGCTTGCTGATTTTGCATACCCGCTTTCGCCCCGGGCATCAAACCGCTAGCAAAACCTCCGTAAGGATTCTGGTTATGAGCTTCTTGTCCAGCGGCTCCTCCCATAATGGCCCCAGCTAAAATACTACGGAATAGCTGACCCGGTTTGTCTTTAACTTGGGTCGGGACAGGAGGTCCGTTTGGGTTGCTAGTATTTGGTCCCCAAACCGTATGCTCAGGCATGAGGGCATTCCACATCATTCCCAGTTTGGAGTGGTGGACCGCTTGGGCCTGCGCGGGCGTAGGTAAAGACTGCGCAGGAATATTCATTTGCTGCGGCGGCTGAGAGTCTAGTTGTGGGGCTCCGGAGTCGGGAGACGGACTCAAAGGAATCGGCGGGGTCGGTCCGGGGGTTACTACTGCGGAAACTGCGGAATTCGGAAGAGTATCAGGCATTGTGATCCTTTTGGGTTGACAAATGGAAAATCTGTGATATACTGATTCTAGAGGTTAGAAAGGAGATCAACATTGTTGACCCTAGAGGAAATTGAGAGTCTAAAGAAGATGTACGAATCGGAAACCAAAGTCGAGGGTGTTCCTCAATGGCTAATTCCGGCACGATCTCAAAGAACGGTTGAAGCTCTAGAGGAACTGATTGCTTGGAGAGATGCCTCGGGAAATAAACCACCCCTAGCTCTGAAATTTGACAAAGATGGTAAGATGGAAACTGTAATTCCTGGGGGAAAAAGCGTAATCACTGTGCAAAATCTCAAACCACCGAAGGCTCGCCCCTCTCGAAAATCAGCGTCCCAACGGCAACTAGAGAACGCCCGCAGCGCGACTCGCGTAGCGCGCGGCGCTACGAGAAACCCTCACGAACTTTTTCGTGTGGTAGGGATACACCCCGAACCTAGAAAGTATAACGGAGTACAACTCGTCCAGATAATGGACAAAGGAGAAAGTAATGGAGAAATTCTACCGCACATCAGAGATAAAAGAAGATCCGGAAATCAAAATTGCTACCAAAGTAAGCATTGATTTTCCAGAGAGACATTGGATTCCCGGAAACCCATATCCGGCGACCTACGATAATGTAGTTGCCCACTTTTTGGGCGTTGTGGTTCGCAAAGAAAATGGGGAATACGAATCAAAACTGGAGTATGGTCTGGATGTCGGACGCGCTCCCAAAAATCCAGAATCGCAGAATATAGGGGATGCCGTGGAAAAAATAGTCCCATTTCTCAACAGAACTGCCGAGGAATTTCGGGAACAAACAGCGCGCCTAAACTCTGTTTTGCCTCGAAGTTCTTAACCACGCCTACAGAAAATAAGCAGTCCAGATAGTGGACAAAAACGGGGCCACCCGGGGGATTCTTCTGGAATGCCAAGGTCCAGAACACGTTGGTTCGATTCCAACGGGCCTCACCAACTTATACCGTCCAGATTCTCGGAGTGCCGGGAGTCGTCTGATGCTAAAATCTTAGCTTTCGACAAAATATGCCAAGGGAATCTTAGTGGTCAAACTCGGGTCTTTGAGCGCGCGCTTCAGGAATTTAACTATCTGGTCTTGGCCTAGCTTCTCAGTTATTCCTAAGACGCGCAATAGATTTTCGAGCAGGTCGGTAGGCTTGAGATTGGCGCGAGACTCTCCCTTGCATTTGATCGTTAGATCAAACACAGCCGCTCGATACCCGGCGAGAAAAGTCTTGAACACTCTTCGGCCAACACTGTCTATCTCATTTTTTCCTGGACGGGAAAAGCTCATAGTACCAATCGGGTTTCGAATCTGGTACAAATCAGAGTCCGGATTAGTGGACGAACCCCGCAAGTGGGAAATAGCATCAACCAGGGCTTCGATTCTATCCATTACAATCCTCCCAAGAAGTTCATTCCTTGTTCACCAAGAGAGGAACCTCCGGTGGTGTCGAGATTTCCAAAACCACCCATAATAGAACCCGCCATTCCTCCCAACATACCCAGCGGACTGGCCGCGTTGTTTGCTTGAGAAACAGCGTTCGCCTCTGAGTTGGCAGTAGACCCGGCGCTATTAGCAGCAGTAGCCGTTCCGTTCGGGTCGTACATACCAGCTACTCCTCCTAGTTGTCCGATAGCCGACTCGTAGTCATTATGGCCCTGCTGATACCCAGATTGTTGAATTCCAAGAAGCTGGCTTGAGGCTTGGTTGGCCGCAGAAGAAGCAAGTCCGGCTTGCTGCTGAGAAGATACTCCAGACGGAAGTAAAGAATTCCCACCTCCCTGCGCCGCTTGGTTAGCCCTCAGAGACTTGCTAGCGTTTGCATACTGCTGCCCGGTTCCTTGAATAGCCTGCGAATTTAGATTATTGGTTTCAGCCGCGTTGTATCCGAATTGATTTTTACCGGCAGAAATGATCGGATTCAGGGAGTTTTTGAGCGTCGAAAGTATGGAATTTTTATTAGCAAACTGCGTGCTGTAATCGGACGAAAGGGTGTTGTAGAAATTCTGTTGGCTGTCCACCAAACTAGTCTGTTGGCTCGACGCACCCTTGCATAACAAGATCGGTCCCGTCCAGAAAATGGACTTTCTTTTTACCAACAGATACTTAGATTGTTTATCGCTCCAAGTAAATTCAGCTTTTTGGGTGATCCACATTTTTTCCCTCCAAATCCGCTAGCTTAGTTCTGTAAATCTTCATGGGTACTTCCTCGAAAATATGATTGGAGGCGAATTCGGCGGTATCCGTATCGCTCGCCAAAAAATAGATTTCTCCAGAACCCCGGACGTGCGCTAAAGTGATGGCGTTCTGAGTTAACTCCCTTAGACAGCAGGCAGTTTGTGCAGAAGATAACCCAGGACGCAGGGCTAGAGATTCCAGCATAATTGGTTGCTGAAGGGTCTGATAAGCGAGAGGGCCGTCTTTGTCGTAGGCGCACCATGTGGTCGATGATGAAAATAAGGCTACCGCAGGGTCAAATTCGTTTTTATCCTTGTTTTCAATCGCCCAGCTAAAGTACGTCTGGACTTCTTCAGGAAGTGCGGGTCGAACATAAACTCGGTTTGGCATAGTTCAAGGCATCCTGGCTAAGACGAGCCGGAGATCATCTCTCATGTTCCCCAGCCCCTCTTTTAAATCGTCGCGTAGTCCGGCGATGTTCAGGTTTACTTTGACAAGTTCTTCCTGCACGTGGGGGAGATGGCTTGTTTTGATTGTTTCCATGTCCGTTCGAAGTTCGGTGATGGCGGTTCCGTAAGAAGCGAAACGATTAACCACGATATATCCTTTATACAAGAATAGGCCGATGGATATCCAGCCAACTAGATATATCCAGTTTTGGGCGATCCACGCTGCGGGGTTCCAACTAAAAGGGGGCATTATTTTACCTAACGAAGAGAGTTTGGGGGATTGATTCTGTATTGTGGGATAACCCCTCCGGCGTAATGCTGGCGGAGGTTGTCGGGATTGACAATATTTCCCGACGTTGGTAAAGGACAGCGAAGAGTTGTATTGACGATTGGGGTTGGATTTGATCCCCAAATTCCCGTTGGAAGAGGGGGGCGAGCCATAATCGGAGCTACAGTAGACGTTCCGGAATAAGACGACGAGGGAGAGACTATTCTAGAAGCTATGCTCGGCATGTAAGTCCTTATTTTTCTTGACTAAAAGACCCAAATAGCGTGGTGGACAACAACTCATTTCTGACAGTATCAGTGCCCCAGTCAAATTGAATCTGAAGATGTCTGCATACTGCTGGTTGTTGTGTTTGAGATAAGTAGAATCTCTGAGCATAAACTGACAAACTGGGAGAAAGCTGTGTCGGGTCCGGGGTGTATAAAGTAAGAGGTTCAAAATACGTACCGGTTTGTCCGTACGGAATCCTCTGAATTTCGTCGAGCTGAACTGCTAGAGAAATTGGAGTTCCAATTGCCACAGAGTCGGTCGTAAAACTCTCTACTTCTGCCAACTGCCCAGGTTGGGCCAGAACCATGCTTCCTAAAACAGCAAAAGAGTTGTATGCTGATCCGTTGTCGGAATAAACCCCATAGTCTCTCTTGAGAATGGGTCCTCCTGCGGAAGGAGGACCAACCAATAGATTATAGGTTCCGGGTACCACCTCAACAGATTGTACCGCCGAAAATCCTGAAGCTATCTGGGCCTTGGGACTCCATGTTGTTCCGGACTCGGGGGAAGGGGTTGGGCACATTCTCCACCATGTTCCTTGATAATCCGAAACGTACAAACCTTTATCTTGAGAACCGGCAACATGCCAAGTTACTCTTGTACTGGTAGGAGTAAAAGTTCCTGTTCCGTTATTTGGACCGAATTGATCTCCGATTGGAAAACCAACCTCGGAGACTCCGGAACTAGGATCGAGACTAAGAAGTTGATTATCCGACGTATACATGTATACAATGCTTCCGTTAACCGCAAAAGCATCATAAGAGAGTAGTCCAACGTGTCGAAGAAAAGGAGAGGAGTACAACGAAGAAGAGGAGGTATTGGTTCCTTGAATAATATAAATATCAGAGGAGGTGAAAACCAAAAGACCGGAGGTGGTTGGAAACATGACTGTTACTGAAGACGGAAAGACAAACACATTGCTCGGACTCCACGCCGTGTTTCCGTTTCCCGAAGTGACCAAGGGGCCGTCGGAATATCTGACAGAGTTTCCGAGTGCCGCCCAAACACACCCCAAGTGGTACGAGAGCGCCGTAATACCCACGGGAGGGGGATCGTTTTCGTTATTAATTGGAGCTTCAATCAACTCATTAAGATAGGTGTCGGGGATATAGTCTGTAAATGTCCAATTAGAGGCAGTTCCTGGGGTTGGATTTGCTATCGAAGAGTCAAAGAATAGAGTTGACGAAGAACCCCCTTGAACCGATCTCCAAATCCAAACCGAAGTTATTTGTTGATCTGCTGGAAAACTTCCGGATATGATAGCTCTAGGATTGTTAGAAGGACCTAGAACGTAAGACCCATAATTTTGCGCGGCAAAGGGGGCGGAAGTACTTATGCTTCCGTCAGTTCCGACCCAACTGTATGCGTAGTACACGTTTCCAGTAATTATTACCGATCCCGTTCCAACGCAAGTCCATGTTATGGTTCCGTCCGATGTGGTAGACCCTACGGTCGAAGACCAAGAAGGAGCAGAAGTTCCCGTGTGAGACCCACTGCCAGCGCCGTTAGTCGCGATCTGAAGATTCCCGTTGGTGTCTAAAACACACATAAAAGTTTGATACGCAGTACTAGCTGACCACACCAGGATAGGCCCACAATTTTGCCAAACCACTCCGTTGTCAAGAGTCTGACCGCCTGCCCCGTTTGTCAAAGAGGGTTCTGTGGCGTTCCAAGTAGGTGAAATAGCTCCAGTAATGTATCCTATTCCTGAGACGTAATTTATGGCCACTTCTACGTCGTTGTTTTTGTCAAGAACAGAATACCACTCATATAAGGTAGTGTTAGCAACCCATTGACGATTTCCAGAAGCAGGAGTTACAGTCGGAGCAAGAGTAGGCGCAGCTATTCCCCAGTTATAGAGAGGAACACCAAAATTCTGCCAAGTCAGTTGATTGTCGAGGGTATATCCTCCGAGAGAGCTGTTCCATGTGGGAGAAGAAGTGCTGCTCAACCCCGACCCTGTGGAAGACGTAGAGGTCGCTGTTCCTGTATCGGCAGCAGGGCCATAAACAGACGTGGCCGCTGTTGTAAAATACGCAACATTAGAATAGGGGGGAAGATAGTTGTTGTTAACAACCACGGTTTGTGATTGTGAGTTAATCGAGGTATAAGTGGTTACGCCAGAAAAACTGACTTGCGTACCTTGCGTCCAGAATACACTAGAGTCAAAGGTGACTTGTAGAAAATAGCCGATCGGGCCTAGAGGTAAACCAAGGCTTGAACTAACTATTTGTATTTGAGTAACATTCGCTGTGCCCGTTCCCTGAACTATTTGTAGATTTCCGTTGGGATCTAGAATTTGATCGCCGTCGTTAAAAGTCTGGCCGGGTGCCCAGACAAGACTCGGGGTTATTAGTTTCTTCTGATCCGCGCCGTCTGTAAAATACAGAGAATTTCCCACGGATTGGAAATAAGTACTACCCGCCCCGACGGATTTAGTAAAAAGTGTTTTGTTAGTTGAAGGTCTCGTCACGTCTCGGATGGTCCCCCCAACCAGAGGAAAAACCCCAGTAACTGCTGATGTTCCTGTATCCGAGGCGGGGCCGTATAGAGCCGAACCAAACAGAAAGGTTGCCACATTTCCTGTTACAGATACAGAGCCTCCAGGAATTACTTGTCCATTTAAAGAGGTATAGTTTGTTATGCCGGAAAAAGACCAAGTCTGACCAACCGCCGGTTCCGGCGGTGTTGTTGTAAAAGTAACATTGGCAAAATACTCATATACAATAGGACCCGGAGGGAACGTTCTCTGTTGTCGAGTGACCTGTATGGAGGAAATATTATACGTCTGGGTGGAAGGACCCGATGCGCTTACGTCCGCGATTACGTTTATGTTTTCTGTAGCCGCCGTTTGAGAAGCATTATAAACCGTTGTTCTATTTTCGTAAAATCGTTTTATGGCTGGAAATGTTTGACTATTGTAGACAGAGGTTCCTGGTCTTCTGATGAACGTAAGAGACGGACTGATTTCGCAGTTCAAACCATCGATCAGCGCATCTCCGCGCGCCCCATAAAACTCTTCTTCTATTCTCGTAGAAGCGGCATCACGAAGAGGAGACCTTTGGGTCCATATTCCGGTCGCAAAACGATTTGACCAAAGAACTCCATACCTTACCGGTTTAGAAGATTGTGCTCCGAATTTAGATAGCCAGTTACTCATTCAGCTTCCTTGTTTTGTTTTCTTGATCTCTTTGCTGGGGTGTTCGGGAGAGGAGTATATCGTATATAGTTTCAAAGTAGAGGTCTTGGACTTGTTGATTACGTTGTGGTAGGAACCACCGGGGACTACTACAGAATCTCCATCTCGGGCAATGAATACATCTTCCTTGTTCAAAACGAAGATTGCGGTACCTTGCTCAACGCGGAAGAACTGATCGGAGGGGTGTTTCTCTTCGCCAATTTCTTCTTCTGGCTTCAGAGACATCAGAACCAGTTGGAGCTTTCCCGTGAATAGTACCTTTCGATAGGCAGAATTGTCGCGGGTCTTGTCTTCGATATTTCCATAGAAAGGTTTCATTTTGTCCATTATCTGGATTTTTCGGTTGACAGAAAGAGGGGAGAAGTGGTAAAATGTTTCTATGAGAGAAATAACAGAAGAAAGATCAAAAGAACTTCAAACCGCAATACACGAGTATGTCGATGGCTTATCTTCGGCTAAGGTGTGCAAAAAGTACAAAATAGACCACAAAACTTTGGCGAAGATGGTCGTTGAATCCGGACACCACGTTCGAAGTCGTGCAGAAGTGGTTCAGCTCATGTATGGGGTTAACCACGCGACGCAAAAGGATGACAGCACTTGGGTAAAAGTGTGTAAAGAGTGTGGGCAAGAAAAATCGGTAGAAGTTTTTCATCCCGACAAGGAGTATGCAGACGGAAGAGGAAGTATTTGTTACGATTGTAAAAATGCCAAAAGAAGACCTCGCGAACGAACTCGGTACCAAAACGATCCGGAGTACCGAGATAAAGCCATCGCGGAGTCCAAAAAATACTACGCGGAGCATCCAGAAACTATCAAAGCATATCACATAAAAAGTACGTATGGCTTGGAGTTTGAGGACTATACGAAAAAGTTAGAAGAACAAGGAAATTGTTGTGCGGCTTGCGGTGCTACATCTCCTGGAGTAGTGGGGAGAACTTGGCATGTAGATCATGACCATTCTTGTTGTTCTGGAAAAAAGAAAGCTTGCGGAAAGTGCGTACGAGGTTTGTTGTGTCAACCCTGTAACTTGATACTGGGCATGGCAAAGGATAGTCCTGAAACTCTCCGGAGCCTAATTTCTTACTTAGAAAAATACAAGAGAGGCTAACTTCCATACCCTGGCGAGAAAAATGCAGAACCAAAAGGCTGAGCTGCCCCGATACCAGCCGCTCCGTAAGGAAATCCATTTCCCCCGAGGATCGTGCTGGAAGGGGTGAGCACATTATTTTCCTGCTGACGATCCGCGCCATTGAGGCTTTTGCGTAAAACTTCTTCCCACTCTGCATACGCTTGCGCGCCTTTTGGGTTACCATTAAACATTTGTAACTGCGCGCGAACACCGGCCCTAAAGAGGTAACTCATAGAGAGCGGAATCGGGTCAATCGTCTGCTGCATTGTCAGCAAAGTTGGAGGTAACTGCTGATATTGCCCGCCAATATACCAACAGAGCCCGTTCAGAGCAGGCAGCGGAGCAACTCTCCAGCAAATGCCGTTGGGGTCTGCAACTGTCCAAATCACCGATCCATCTTGAACCAAAGTCCCAGGTGTTGCGTCAGGGTCGGCGGCAGGTTGTACACTTCCAGAAACACCATAAGGAGAAGTGGACGGGAGAGGAATCGTAGTTCCTGTGTATCCGGGGGACTCAATAGTAATCCCTAACTGAGTTGAATCGATGAACAGGATGTTCCCATTCTCGTCTTGGAATTGCTGGATCGGAGACTTGGGAAGCTGAGCTACCCCGTATCCGCAACCGTACGCCGTGTTCGCCTGCCACTGCCCCATGTAAGCTTGGTAGTTATACACAAAAGCTATCTGGAATGGCACGTTTTGGACTGATGTACTGACAAGGTCACGGACTGTCTCCATCGGACGAATTGGCTTAGGAGCCCCGTTAGAATTGGACGTAGAGTTGTTGATGTCTACAATCCAGCAGGCTTCGAGCCAGCTTACGTCGGTCAAGTTAGTACAGTAGTCTTGCTGGAGAGATACCGTCAAGAAAGGAGGGATAACCTTGCGGTTCCACTTCCAGGGCATACTCTCGTCCAGAATCCGGCACATGACATCGTTGCAGGCCGTCAGCAACGGTTCCGTCGAATACCCAGCAGTGCCCCCGAGAACGTTGTAGAACTCGGGGTTCACTTTCATCTGCTTACTAAGGTCCGCTACTGTGATCGAAGTAGATTGATTGCCCGGTACTATTGGCATATCTTCTCCTGGTCAAAACTCATTCTGATCCCTTTCATGCTTCTACCGTACAACAGATCGAAGCGATGCCACCTGAGTTCCTGTATCCGGAACGGCTACGCTGGCAGTGGTAGTGCTTTTTGCCCCGGTTACCGAGGTTGGGGCAACTGGATTTGCAGGAACCACGTAAGGCCCTGCTGTTGCGCTGGCGACTGAATATGCCCCGCCCAAATCAGTTTGAGCCACATAGCATACCGTTAAACCTGCTGCGGTCTTGTCCGTGTAGGCAACTGTACTAGTCTCAGCACCGCTGTTGAGGGAAGCATACGTACCCGTGGTTGCCACAGGACAGGTCACAGCCCCTGATGTCACCGCGATGCGGCTGAATAGGTAGGTGCAAGAGTTTCCTGTGCAGATGGATGGGGCTGTCCCATTTATAGCTACCACATGTGTAGTAGCAGGAACCTGTGCATGGCATCCAATAGAAACTAGTAGAAATGCCAGAGTCATGAGAAAAGAAATTCGTTTCATTTTACCCTCTTTTTAGTTGATTGTGAAGTTTCCAGAGATGACCACATTGCCAGTAATTTGTGGTGGCATTAGGGACGCTGATGAATAGCAGGTTGCCGCGTTAAACGAGATTGGAGATCCCGCACCGCCGTAGCTGCCACCCGATGTGCCCAGATAGCAAGCCTGTGCCGGAATGGATGTCGTCTCCGAAACGTGCCCGCCGGGTCCGCTCCCTCCGGTAACGTCCGGGCCAATAGCTGGGTACGGAAGCGATCCCCACCACGAAGGTTTGGCGCTTAAATAAAAAGACGCCGGAAGGGTGTGCGTCAGGCCAGTGGTCCAATAGACGGAGTTGGAGATGTCGCCGTAGTTTCCGTGCAGCAGCGAAGTGGAATAAGCCAGCGTTGAATCCAACGCCCAGGTGCCGTCGTCTCCGGCCTCTCCGTAGCCGAAGGCGTAATCGTACATGATGGAGTCGTAGGATCGAGAGCCGGGCCACTGGAGAACATCAGTTTGTGGAGAGCCAGAGTTGTAGACTGTTACTCCCTCCCCCCCATAACCGAGGTTATTGATTTGCCAAGCGCTTCCTACTACGTTACCAAGCAGGTTGGTCCCAAGCGTAAGATACGAGATGTTGACTGCTCGCCCGCCTTGGAACTGGTAGCAGGACTTTCCGCTTGTTATGCCGGTGCAAGGAACCGCCGCCCCTCCCGCGCTGACCGCGTTCCGGCCTGCGGCAATGGGATTGTTGACCGCCATAGACCCTGTTGTCCAGTTCCGATAATAGGTCGAGTGAATCGAGGTTCCCCAAATTGAATCTGGCTGGAACTCTTGCAGGATGTTCCCCTCAAACAAGTTGAACTCAGGATGCGCGCCGTGGAACTCAATTGCCCCAGTCACGAAATCAACGCTCCCCACATCGAAGGGAGCTTGGATGAAGTTGTAGGAAACCACATTTCCAGATGCACCTTTTTCAAGGTTGATACCTATGTGCAACCGCTCCAATATGTTGTTGTCGAAGAGAAGTAGCGATGTCTTGGAGTCAATTTGGACGCAGGAATCGTAAGTTCCAGAAGTGTGCAAGATCGCGTTCGAGAAATAACTTTGTGTGATTTCGCCGCCGTAATCCCAACTTGCCAGAACGTGATCCGCGTCTGTGTAGTTGTCTTCGACGCCGGAAACAAAGCAATACTCGCACTGATTGATTGAGATATTCGGGCCAACAAGGGTATCCGTCCCACCGTTCACAGTGTAAAGTTGCAGGTTCTTCACGCCCGCTTCGACGGTTGGCGTGAAGGGAGTAGCCAGAGGGCTGGTCGTGGTGCCTGCGCCGAGGTCAAGCCAGTTACAGGTTCCGTCTGTGAACTGACTTCCATTTGTGGGGAAGCTGGACGCGGATGTTCCGCTCACGCAGTTATAGTTCGCGGTGCCGTAATTCGCTCCGCTGCCTGGACTGATGACGTTGAAGTAGATGTGTCCCTTCGTCGTGACATTCTGGCCTTCATAGTAGGTCGTGCTCGCCACCCACGAGGGCAGTGTCGTTCCATAAGTCCAGTACAGACCGGGCGAGATTGTGACGGTTGTCCCGCTCACATTCGTGACCTTGACCGTCTGACCGCTTGACCTGCTACCGTTGTAGTTGTCGCAGAAGTTGCAGAATCCCTCCGAGCCGGTCGAGTTGACGTTGTTTGACGCGCTGTTCAACTCCGAGATGGAGAGCAGAGAGCCTACAGAAATATGCGCAGCACTGGCTACTGCGATGCTCGTAGACCCTGCCGACAGTCCGCCAGTAATTGCCGTATCGTTCGCTGTAGACGGAGCAGCCGGAGAGCCGCCCGACATTGGCGCGCCAAGATTGATCTCGCCGTTCCCACTGGTACTGGTGAATTGCAGGATGGTAGAGTTCGCGCCCTGGCCGTTCAGGTAGCAATAGCTGGAGGGAATGAGTGGACCGGATAGGACAAACGTTCCTGCCGCCAAGTTGACGTACTTGACTGCTCCGGAAGATCCGCCGCAAGCCGCCAGTGCCGCATTGATCGCGGAGGTCTGGTCTGAGCCAGTAGCCGCGATTGTGCTGCCCGTCTGCGTACCTGTGGGGACGCCACCCGGGATGCCCGACCCGCTCCAGTCCACCGCACATCCGGACGGTGTAGCTCCCGTGCAGGTTCCCGAGCCAGGCGGGTAAAGCAATCCGCTCCACAACTGTGAAAAGCAGGGCTTCGCAGAGACCGCAGAGAGGGAGAGAAGAAGGAAAAAGAGAAATTTCTTCATTTCACCACCCACGCGCTTCCGTTGCAAAAGGCTGGCTCAGTGTACCCTCCGCCACCTGGAGAGATAGCGGCACCCCAAGTATCAGTCGGCGCATCGTTGACGCTTGCACGCATTCCAGTATAGGTGGAACTGCACGGATAAGCCGCATTCAGGGTGGAATAGCTGACTACGGGGAGTTGGATTGTAGCGGTCCCGCTTCCAGTGCCTTTGTACCCAGGAGCCGCAATCGTCTCTGTTGAGGTAATCGTGCTTACTGTAGTCACACCATCATCAATATGACTGGTGCCCCAGGCACTTGACCCCGCATATAGCGGATAGTAGTTGGTTTGCGTTGGCCACGTCATGCCGCTGCACGCTGCCCACGATCTTATGCCTGAGCCGTTGTCGTATAAACAGCCCGGTGTACCTGTAGCTGAAGGCGCAAGCTGCACATACCCCGTTGCTGGACCCTGATTGCCAAGTGCCGTCGAGGGAATGACCGTGCCATTGGCGTTGGTGTAGTTTGAAAACAGCACATTTGGCGGCGTGGATGAGGCCGTTTGATTCCCGCTGAGATACGGATTCGTCGCGCTCCCGCTATTGATCGGCGTCGTCACCCCAGACCACAAAACGTTATCGACAATCTGAGGCCGCGTTCCCTCTGTAAGTATGCCTGTGCCACTGTTGGTGATCGTGTTGGCCCGGAATATCTGGTCGGTGCCTCGATCAGAGATTCCGTATAGGCTCACTCCTTTGATCTTGTTAGCGGTGAAGCTGCTGTTCGCTCCCAGCGCTATAATGCCAAAATTCATCCCTGAAACCGTGCTGCCGTCTCCATAGCCATCTATGCTGACGCCGGTCACATTGACGTTATTCGTATTGACCCCAAAGTAAATACCCGAATTACCGCCAGTTAAAGACGGAGCATAGACAGAGCCTCCCGTGATATTGATGTCAGCGTCATAGCCTTGGAAGTAGTACCCTAAACCGGTCGGAGACATCCAAATATCGTTGTTCCCGAAGGTGCATTTGTAGCAGTTAGAGACTGAGGTTCCCGTGTCACCGATGCCTGAATGCCCGGCATTCCTTATCGTGTTCCCGGTCACGTTGATGTGCTCCGCACCCTTGAGATTGATCCCGTTTCCGTAGCCACCAGTAAGGTTTTCAAAGGTGTTTCCAGTAATCGATGTAGAGTACACCCCCGCCAGTGAAACCCCGTCGCTGATTGGGTTTCCACTACAAACATTCCCTGTTATAGTGCCTCCCCACACAGCGGACAGCCCAATGCAGGATTGCGGCAAAGAAGATGCCGATAGGTTCTGATCGCACTGCGAAAGGGTGTTGTGTTCGACGGTGGGAGTCGCAACGCCCTGCAAATAAATGCATCCTCCCGCCGTATTGGTTATAATGTTTCCAATAATCTGCGGAGAGGAGATCGCGTGCTTCAAACTTGCGTTCGGCGAAGAGATGGAGTCATCCGGCGCGGTTTGTGCCCAGGTGAAGGTTGTTCCGGTCACGCCTGTAAGTGTGAATACTCCGTTGAAATCCGTTCCGTTCGGTCCAAACTGACTCTGCGTAACTAGGACCTGCATCCCGCTTGTGAAAGTGAACGATGGGGCGCTAGGCAGTATCGCCGTGACCACATTCGATGTGCGCGAGATGCTGGATAGCACGTCGGTTCCACTGATCTCGTAGTACACGATCCCATAGCCCTGCCCGACTCCATCGGCAGAGTTATACATATCGTTCTGGTCGATAACGTTGTTTTCAGCATCGCATTCGGTACAGTTATAAAGTCCGAAGGAAATCCCAGTGTTTGATGAGAACACTCGATTGTTGCGAAGGTGCAGCCGGGTTGTAAATTTGTTGTCGTAATTGGTCCAAACGTCATATCCTTGCGGATTTGTCCCGCCGGTCGGACCTACGCCGTTTGCTGTGAAAATGTTGCGCTCTACCCACAAATCCGATGATCCATTCCCAATTATAAGGGCACCAGAATAGCCACTGCCGACACCTACTTGAGTTCCCGCTTGCGTGATAGTGTTGTCGTGAAAGCGGAATTGGCTTACCCCGTAGGCTTGCACTGTAAATCTTCCAGTCGTTCCCTCAAACGTGATCCCATCCACTTCCACGTTTGAACCAGTGAACGTGATTCCGTTCGTATTGCTGAACTGGATGAACGCGCAATCCCTTCCTGCGCCATGCAGATGCATGTTGGTACTAGATAATGACCTTGCTGTCAAGGTCCACGTACCGCACGGTAGGTTGATGGTAATGTTTGAACCAAGCGCTAGGTCGGCGGCAAGCTCTGCGGATGTGGTTGGGGTGTAGGTAATGTTGGTTTGAGCACTGACCGAAACGCCAGCCACGAGGGTGCCTGAGAACGATGCGCTGGTGCCGTTGACTACGTTTGGGGTTGTGCTGCCCAAAACAGGCGGGGTGGCAAACAGGGCAACGGAGGACCCCGTGTTCTCACAAATGTTGGTGGTGGTATACGACCCGGCTCCGGGGGAAGATACTGTTTCATCTACGCAGTAGTTCAAGGGAATATAGTAGTCGTAATTTCCGTTTGCGTCCGATGTTACAGATCCTGATGCGATTTGGGAGGTAAGCAGCGGGTCTCTGTAAATAGTAGCTAAAAGTCCCGTCGCCGCGCTGGTAACATGGATAGTTCCACGCGGGACTATTTGAGCGTAGGCCCCCGAGGTTCCTCGCTGGAGAAGCTGGTTAACTCTATGATATCCGGTAGTGACTTGGCCAAACGCGCAAGTAGTCCAGATAATGGACAAAATGATGGTAAGGGTTTTCTGCACTTTATCGTCCTTGTTGAACCTTGTTCATTTCTCTGATACTGTTGACGCGGTCTTGAAGCCAGATGTTCTTTTGACTCTCAGTCAGCCCCTCGGATACGTTTGCTAACTCTGTGTAAAACAGTTGCATTGTTCCTTGAAATCGAGGATCATTCATGTACTGGAAAGACAAGGCGTCGAATCCCATGTTATATATGTATGACATATAGTCGGGGATCGGTGCCCACGTTTGAGTTGCCACTGTAAATAGGGGCGCAGCTTTCTGCCACTCCACTACAATGTTATACTCATCATCAGGAGGCGGAAACAGTCGGAATACAATGTTTCCCGAGTCGTCATCATACTGGGCAGCAATACGTGCCGGTTCGTTTTGGAGGGACTCCCCACCGGAGACTAGGCCGACCTGTAGCTCAAAGGCTCGGAAGCCATCGGCCACATCGTATCCAACCGCTTTCTCGATCCATCCAAAGTTGGGGAGTGAAACCGGGTAATCAGAAACTCCTGGGGTAGTTGTAAACGTCGGGGCCGTAGGAGTTGCCGTAGAGTTCCTGTTCCATCTCCACGCGAATGGAGGCGCTAGTATTGTCTGCATAACCCAGTCTGCGTTTGAGAACGCGGGATCGTTCGCCGTATTAGACGCAAACGTCAAAGGAGCCAGTCTAATAAACTGGCTACTTCTGTTTATCGTCCTTTGAAGCTGAATTGTACTTGCCATGTTTTACCTTGGGAAAAGGAGGGATAATATCTTCGGGGAGGGTCTTCAGAAACGCCATCGTCAGCTTTTGGGTTTGCTGTTCGAGTGTTCTCATGAATAGAGGAGTTGTTGTGCTCGATAGATAGGGTTCCATACAGTCCTGAAAAGGGTCAAGAAAAATGTGAACCAATTCGTGAACAATCGACATTACGAGAAGATTACCTTCTCCCTCTTCGAAATCTATCTTCGACTGCTGGTAGAGAGTAATAGTCGAAAACTGGTAAGGAGAATTTATGTTGTTGTCCGCGTAGCACCCGCTCTTGGATTCCTCGTTTCTGAATTCAACGTGGATGGTCCACCCGGCGAGGTCAAAATACTCGGACACATTCTTTACGAACTGAGTTACCCAACTTTCGTAAGACAGGTTTTTCACTCGGGCCTCGTTTAGATGGGATTAATCGTCGTCTCGTAAAAAGGAATCATGCGCCGCTTGCACTGGGTTACTGAACCGACGTTCTGTTCCGGCGGTAGACAGCTTATTGATGGAAGCTTTTCTGCGCCAATACACGTAGTCGTGACCTTGCGCGTCAACTGGGTCTTCTGGGTGGAACAACCTGCCACAAGTAGTGCAAATACCAACATCTATTCCAATGTCTGTTCTGTGCCAAACAATACAAGTCTTTCCATGAACTTCCGGAACTTCTCCCAGACTTCCAGCAACGTGGTCGCACAAATTCTGCCCACGTTTCTTGGTTTCTTTCTGTCGCCGGGACAGTTCCCTCGCCTGCTCGTAGAACATTCTATCGTTCTCTTCCCGGGCTAGTTGTTCTTTTGACTTCAGAACTTCACGAGGCTTAGTAGTCTCCAAAATAGCTTCAGCGAGTTTAGCATTTGCTTCTGCGGCGGCGGTTTGGGAGGCGAGCAACTGCTGTTGCATCGAGGCGATTAGCGTGAACAGAGCGTCTGTAGAAATAGGTGTTACGCGGCTATTGAAAGTCTGAGGGGTTTCCTCAACGGCTTCGGTTTCTTCATTTTGGTTCTTGGGTGGTCTTCCTGCGGGCATACATTCTCCTATGGCTAATCCAAGCCAAACGGGTTGTCCATTAATCGGACTGGTTAAGCAATTTTCTTTGCGTTACGGTGGTTGTTCAGTTTCTTGTACCAAAGCGAATTGACGCCACCCGAAGGGGGTCCGAATTCCTTTTCACACTGTTCTTCTGTTAGGAACAAAGAACATTCTATCGTTCTCTTCCCGGGCTAGTTGTTCTTTTGACTTCAGAACTTCACGAGGCTTAGTAGTCTCCAAAATAGCTTCAGCGAGTTTAGCATTTGCTTCTGCGGCGGCGGTTTGGGAGGCGAGCAACTGCTGTTGCATCGAGGCGATTAGCGTGAACAGAGCGTCTGTAGAAATAGGTGTTACGCGGCTATTGAAAGTCTGAGGGGTTTCCTCAACGGCTTCGGTTTCTTCATTTTGGTTCTTGGGTGGTCTTCCTGCGGGCATACATTCTCCTATGGCTAATCCAAGCCAAACGGGTTGTCCATTAATCGGACTGGTTAAGCAATTTTCTTTGCGTTACGGTGGTTGTTCAGTTTCTTGTACCAAAGCGAATTGACGCCACCCGAAGGGGGTCCGAATTCCTTTTCACACTGTTCTTCTGTTAGGATGTTGTTTTCAATGAACCTGAGAAGCACAGATCGCCAACCAATATCGATACAACGAATCATCACATCTCGTTCGTTGAATTCGTATCTTGAATACTCGGGCCGAACGCCCAAAGTGATGTACCCAAGATACTTGAAGCTGTTATTGGACCACTCTGGCTTATTAATTCCTGAGGTTGCATAGAGCGCTAGATCGACAACCACACCATTTATCATTACACCGCCTTGCGCCACGTACAATTGTGGGTAGACGTGTAACAGTTTCTGTAGGAACAAAGAACATTCTATCGGTCTTCCGGGCCGGTCGTCAATGATGTCAAGAGTATCTGCGTGTCTCTGCCGTCTCGTCCCCTCGGAATTATAGTTCATCTCTTGGAGTCGGGCCGTATGCTCTTTAATGCTCAGCTTCGGTTGTTTCAGGCAGTTATAGCACTGGGGACCATATCCGGATTTATAGGTCGAGTTCTTCGGAAAGAACCCACCCGAAAATGTCAGCAATCTGTGGCATGACGCACACTCAGCTCCGAGAATGTCATCAGAAACTCCAGCATCGTAATCTATGACATCAAACTCGTCTATGATCATTGGTTTGGCACCCACAACTTACTAGGCTCTGGTTTGTTTGGATCGGGGAAAGCTTCGTTCAACTTAGCTTCGATGGTTTTAACCACGGACTCGGCTAACTGGTTGTCCTCGAAGTTGTCGGCGTGAGCTGCAATCTCTCGTTCCAATGAGATTTCCCCCGAGGGTTGCCGAACGACTGCGGCAATTACATAACCGATGACGTTTTCGAAACCTCCGATGGGGTCTTCTTGTGCTCTTAGAACCGCGATAGCAACTGACATTTGATTCCTTAGTCCATTATTCGGACAAGTTGTTGCGGGTGTTCTCGATATCTCACGTTTGGTTTTACTGAGAGACCCCGAGACCCGTGTACCCGCTCTGCGCATTACTACGTAGAGACACCCGCACGTCGTTTAGAACTGCGACAAGTTGAGTTCCACCGGAGTGATTGTGTTGGCCGCGCCTGTATTGAACTTCACAGATTGGAAGAAGAACAAGTCAGTCGGAGAAGCGATTGTGATTGGAGTAAGGGCGGTACGCACCGTATAAGTTCCACCTACTGTTGCCTCAGCCCACCCATTCAGCAAGTGAGAAACAGCGTCCCAAACCAAATTGACCTGGATCAAGTAGTTGTAACTACCCGCCGCTAGGGTAGCAGAAGATAGAGCCGAGAAAATTGTATTCTTGGTAGTTAGCTGGGCACCGTTCGCGGCGGTAGCTTGGTACAAATTAATAGCGTGAGCGGTGGCCGAGTCAACTGCTGACGTAGTGAAATACCCAGACGCCTGCAAACAGAAAGGACGACCATTAAAGCTATTCGAGTTAAAGTACGGGCGCGCGCCTCGGTAATCCTGCCCAGGACGGCCTAGATTGCCGCCCATGCTGCTCCCGTTTTCATTCTGATCTAGAGGAGCATTGCTCCCGATGATATCAGTCTGAAGGGGGGCGCGAACAAACGCGGCTACCCCCGTTGTAAGGGAGGAATCCGTGGCCATATTGACTACGGTCTCAGTGGTTCCTAGACCAGTTAGGGGAAGAAGATTGTTACGGTAGGTTGGGTTGCCCGTTAGGACGCCGGAAAGTCCGGCAAAGGTATCGCTATTCATGTAAAACTCCTTAGAGGTAGTTGGTTGATTATCTTTGCCACTACGGGCACTAGGTTATCGTTTCTGCGTGTGTGCCAGAAATAAGAAGAGGTTTGAAGATTTGTTCCGCATTAAAATCTGGGTATTTATCTCCTTTGGCAAGATTATCCCCAGACCAAAGCGGCTGAAGATTCAGGTAGTAGCAAGCCAAAACAACATGTTGACGCTCCCCCAAGTCATAGGCGGACAAGGGAATTATGTGGTCTATGTTCCATCGATCCTCCCCTATTCCCCAGTTCTCCCAAGTCATTCCAGTTTGGAATTTAGATTCAAGGTGCGCCTTTAGTTCTTCTATAGAGCATCCTAAGTCTCGAACAGCCGATCCAGTCTTCGTGTTCGATTTAATTGCTTGGTTAAGGCGAGTACGTAAATCACAAGCGAGTTTATAGTTGAGGTCTTCTTCCTTCTTTTGTTTCTCAAACTCATTCCTATGTCTACGATATTCGGGACTTTTACTCTTCTCTCTTTTATTAGCTTTATGCTCTTCGCTGGTATATCGTTTTCTACTTTTTTCTTTAGATTCAGGAAGATTTCGATACGCGGTATTTCTAGCAGATATTTCTGGTTTTAGTTGAATATATCTGTTTGCGTGGTACTCAGAAATTCGTTGTTTATGGATTTCGTAATACTCGTGATTCTTCTGCGAAAATCTTGAGAAATATTCCGGGTCTTGTTTCTTTTCTCGACGAGTTTGGTTACGGCAATCTTTACACCAAGAGTCTAAGCCGTTTTTCTTATTTTTATTTGCCCCAAAACAATCTCTACTTTTTCTCTCTTTGCACTTAGAGCAGAGCGCCGAGGTAGCTATTTCCAAGAATTCTGTTTCCATTATTCCTCTGAAAAATGAATATTTTACGAGATTGTTTCCGACCTCGTTCCCGGGGGTGTATTGGTCGGCCTGAAAATTGGATCTGCCACTACTTTTCCATTATTCAGGTAAATAGCAACGATTCCCCCCGGCTCTACCAAAATACTCTTGTGGTCGTTATACAGCATACTTCCAACTTCATGGACTATGCTACTATGGGCAACCACAATAGTAGGAACTCCACATTTTAGAGCTATATCCACGGCCTCTGTGATGCAGGGCCTAATCCTACTTTTGAAGTTATTCAGCGATTCCCCGCCGGGTATATCTGTTGACGGGTGATCTATGAATACCTGTAATGCGGCTTCTGACTCTTTTGTTCTTAGTTTTCCGGAAAAATCCCCCACGTCAAGAGCGCGCAAACTTTCTGACCTATGTATGGGTAGTTTTGCCGATTTTCCTATCTCCTCAGCAGTTGTAGTGGCCCGGAGTCGGTCGGAACAAAATATATGGGATATTTCTACGGGTTCTAGAAGTTTGGCCACCATTTCCGCCTGTCGAATGCCGACACTATCTAAAGGCGGATTGCTATTGCCTCTAAAACATCCATCTGCATTGAGCGTAGTCCTCCCGTGCCTAACGACGTAACACAGAACATTTGTTTTATCCGCTAGTTGCATTGCTGTCTCCAGAATTTACTGTCACGTCGGGACCAAACATAGTCTTCGTTGTTACTCCGGCTGTAAAAGGACCCGGGCCTTGCTCTACTTCTGGGACTGGAAATTCGAACGAGATTCCCTCGTATTCGGCTTCCAACTCCTGGACAAATTCTCGGAGATCCGTGTGCTTGACGTAGGGAGATTTGCGGACCCACAGAAGCTCCACAGCAAATTTACGATAGTCTCTGGGGGCAGCGTCATTGCGAGCTAAGTCGCGGAGGGTAGAGTCGGGGAGGGGGTTAAGATGGCGGTACCCATCTGAAAAAGGATCGGCTATTTTTGGCATTGTTCCTCTGGGTAGATACAAATCGCAGACCGTAGTAGAAAGTTAAGATCGGACGTTGCCCGGTTGGAGTCGTAATCTGACTACGATAGTAGAGGTCATCTAAAATCTTGTCGGAGCGACCCAACCTGCCCAACCTGCCTCCTCGCTCATTCAGGGCTAGTGAACGATTGGATTGGCTGGTTCTCTTGCGGTCTGCATACGTCCATTATCTGGACAAACTTGGGAGGCCGGGACAGTTGAAAGGAGGAAGAAAGAACTGTCCCGGCAGGCTGTCCTATATTTATGAAGGAGGCGGACAGCCGATCTAACGAACTCTGGTGTTCTTGTGTGCGTTACGAATGTGTTGGTGGAAATACGACCCGGGACTATCCGCTTGTTCAAGTCCGTCTATAAGTTCTTGCGGCACTTGGTGGTAGGCCACAGTTGCACCATTCAGAACGGTAGTCAAGCGTTCTGTATCCGGGTCGTAGGTCGATCCTTCGTGAATCTGACTGCTCTTCTTCTTGAGTTTTAATGGGCGGTCCATTACTTGCCTTTTGCGATCTTCTTCATGTTTTGGGCAAAGACGGCTTTCTTGGCCTCAGCGCCTCCGGCTTTCTTACCAGCCGCAATCTTCTTTCCGGTGGCCTTGCCGAAGGACCCTATCGTGCCCTTCTTCTCCATTTTCTTCGTAGCGTTCTGAATCCATTTTTCGGCCATGTTGTCTCCTTTGATTTAAGAACATTGTACTACAGTTTGGTGGGTTTGTCAACACTTTTACGGAATTTTTATCCAAAAACCAGGAGAGTACTCATAGACAACCCCTCGGTGTGCTAGGAGCGGTCGAAAATCATCAGGAAACCTAACCAACTTGTCCATGAATTATTTCAACTTCCAAAAGAGATTAGCTACGTGCATCAAGCCGGGCTCCCCAAATCCAGACCATGTTTCTTTCGCAAAATCCGAACCGTTCATTCGAAATAGCACAAACTCGGCCAGAGTGTTTTCAGGAGGAGGAGACTTCCAATATTTAGTTAGTCCCTCTAAGTTTGGGGGAAACTCTGATTTTTCAACCACGTGTTTGTCCATTATTCGGACTCCTTCTTCGGAGTGATATTCCAGACCCATCCAGAATTGCAAGCAGCCAAGTGCTCCAAAGGAATCTGGTTGGGCGGGTAGATCACACCCTCTTTGTAGATTCTCGGAACTCCATCAGTTAGCCGCTTCATTTCTTCTTGGTCTTCTTTGCTTTCTTGGGCTTGGGTTTAGGTTTGGCTCCGTAGTACGTCGCGGTCGTGCTGGGCATTGATGGGCCGGTGGTTACTGAGGCGTTAGGCATTGGCGAAATCCTCACATGAGAGTTTGGGCTTCCGGGGACCGCGGTGAGGCGCGGCCCCCTTCAACCGTTTGTTCGAACATAGTAGTATTATATCACACTTTCGTGCAATTGCAACAACTATTTTCGAATTTTTACGATGACGACGTTTCTGACTGCAAACGCTGCTTGTTGCGTCCATTATCTGGACGGGTCGATCATTTCTGTCGGCCTCATACGGTTTCGTTTTCCGTATGGTCGGACTGTTGCATACTCTTTCGAGTCTTCTTCGCTCAGTCTCTCACGGTCTCTTTCGAGTTCCGCCTCGTCACCATTTCAGGGTTCGAGTCAATCAGAAGAAGTTTAGGCTCCGCCGCTGCTTTAACGGAGTGTCATCGTGCTTCCCGGCACATGTTACTCATTCTAAACATCTTAGAACGGAGTAGATCGTTTCCGTCTACTTCATACGGTTTTTGTTTCCCGTATGCTCGGACTATTGCATGTCCATTATCTGGACCCGCTTCGCTTAGTCTCTCAGCCTGCTTTCGCTTGGCCCTCCTTGGCATTTCAGCGTCGGAGTCAATCAGAAGTGGTTTATACTGCGCCCGTATGTTAACGCAGTGTGTTGGTGTAGCGCACATTGTAAGAAACCCATCCGCCAATTTGGCGAGCTGGATCGCTCACGCTTCCCTGCTCAGGAGCACTCTGAATAAACAGCTTATAGTTCTTCGAGCCGTCATTCGGGTTCTTCCCGCGTATGTTACTCATTCTAAACATCTTAGAACGGAGTAGATCGTTTCCGTCTACTTCATGCAGTTACTATTTCTGCATGTCCAGACTATTGCATCGTCCATTATCTGGACGCCACTTCGCTTAGTCGTTCACGGTCTCTTTCGAGTTCCGCCTCGTCACCATTTCAGGGTTCGAGTCAATCAGAAGTGGTTTTCCTACGCAGATTACGCTGCGAGGTCCCCGGAGTTAAGGAACACAGAGAAGATAGCATCGTCGCCGAAAATGTAACTATTGTAATACGTATTGCCTGAAATAGTCACAGTGGGGGCAGTGGATGTCTGTTTGAAAGTAACACCCGCGAACGAGATGGTATCCTCATTCTTAGGCAGTTCAAACAGCATGTTGCGCATCTCGTCGCTTCTCTTGATGATGTCCGACAATCCGTTGAAGGAGGTGTCGTTCAAAACATCTCTGACAACATTAGGTAATTTTGTTAATCGGAGTTTTTACTTCCATCCGTGGTGTTCCGAGATTAGAACGCAGGGTGTTGCCTCGTTCAATAAATCCCCGGTCTCCCATGGGTGACCCACTCCGTACAGGTCAGTCACCTGATCTGTTTTCTTACAGTCGCCTGTAAGTTCGGACTCTATCTTCGCCGTCCATTTTTCGGACGGGTCCGGCGTATTAGTCTCTACGGGTTTGCCTTTGCGATTCAATTCTTTACAAAGAGAAATAATCTCATCTCTGCGCTCCATGCTTCCGAATCTATTCAGTTGCACATATTCTAACAACAGAGCCGCTTGTCTTTGTTTTATCTTCAGATGAGGTATTATGCCCTTCAACAGAACTTCTTTGCTTTCGTTTCCGAGAGCAACCCAGGTCCATTGGTTCTTCCACTTTTTCTTAGCCATAGGTCTGAAATAAACGGTACCCCCAAATTTCTCCAATAACCAATCTAGAGGTTCTTTGGTGGTAAGACTCATGGATATTCGGGAGTCCCGGTGTATGTAGGGCTTTCCCTTTGTGGATATAGAACGACCGCGAGATTTTGTTTTGTGAGACGTGGCCGCTATGTGGCCTTCTCCGTCTATTAGTCCCGCTGCGTACGCAAAATCTACTTCTGAAATAATTGAATCAGGCATCTTCCCTCGGTATTGTCTGGAATTTCACTACAACAAGTCTATCACAAACGACAGAAATTGTCAACCAGAGATTCACCGATTTAGCCAGATTTTATATCCACCCTATATACGGCTTACGCCGCTTGGTGATAGTTTTGATAATGGATAATTCCACCAAATTTGTTGTCCACGAGAGGACGAGCGTTGACGCTTACCAGCGACTGAGCAGCAGACCGGATGTTATTCGCGGTCAGATACGAGCCGTTCGCAAGCTGGATGTTGACCAAGCTATCGACCGCAACAGCCGAGTCAGCGGTAAGCTGGACCAAGGAGTTGAGGGTGAGGGCTAGGCGGTAGTTTAGTTCGTTCCTTTTTGTTACCGTCCAGATAACGGGCGGGGCTGGTCATTTCTGCCAGCCTCTATACATCGCTGCATAGAGCGGACTATCGCATCACCCCGAAGGGCGTCCTCTTGTTTAGTCTCTACTGCTGCCCAGCCGAAGCCTGCTTGCAGTCTGTTGTCTCCTTGCGGAGAGTTCCAGCTTAATTAAAGAGGATTTATACTGGCCCATTGGGTTAAGCCAGATTCTGCAATAAACCCGGGTCATCTATCGCGACATCCAACGCTAGGTCAGATGAATTGATGAAGTCGGCATATTGCCCGCAATGTGTTTAGGCAACCAACATCACTGTTGGTGCGCTCTCGCAGTCGCCTACGAGGTCAGACTCTATCATCTGTCCGTTATCCGGACAGGCAACCGTATTAGTCGTTAGGGATATTCCGCGATGATTTAGTACTCGAAATTTTTTGATAACTTCTCGGGTCTCATCATCAGAAAGATTTCTTCGGTTTCGAAACCAGTCAAGTAGGAGAATAGCTTGCTCTCGTTTAGTAACCATATAAGGCAAAATAGCTAAGAGAGTAGTTTCCAAGAATCGGGTCGGTAGTACCCAATTTCCTAGTTCACGATGTTCTCTTTTGGAAGAGCTTACGCTGCCGCCAAACTTTTCAAGAAGGAAATCGAACACTCTCATGTCCGTATTGGGAAGCTGAATCTTGGGGTCGAAAGAACGTTTTGATTCATACAAACTCAAAGTTCCTTCGGCGTCTAAAATTCCGGCTAAATATTGATAGTCGTCCTTGCTCGCTGTAACTTCTTCTACATCTCTGTGCATTCTTTTTACTGGCTCAAAAAATCCGTTCCTAAAAGAAACGTAATCAGACAGTTCTTTTCTAGCATCAGAATTGTGGTAGCTTCTCCCCCCCAATCCAATAAATTGAACTATCGTTTCTCCTTGTCTCCGTTTCAACTTCAGAAGAGGGGAAACCATTTTCAATAGATTAAGTTGGTGTTCAGAATTACTCACATACCAATGATGATTTGGTTTACGATTTGGACGCTTATCCTGTGTCGTGTAAAATTGTCCTCCGAAAGTATCGGATAGCCATTTTACCGTAGGCAGGTGCGTGGTCGCTACTTCTACCGTTGCATCATAGTTAATGTAGTTTTGTTCGTGCGGGTGGACTGCTATTCCCAAAGAACCATCGCCGTCTATTAAACCGGCTAGGTAGTTCCATCTTGCGGGGCTTATTTTTGTCTTATCTTTCAAACGGGTTTCCTCGGTATTGTCTACTCCAACTACTATACTACTACACCAAGTAGTATTTTGTCAAGCAGATGTTCACCGATTTAGGCTGCTTTTTCGACCACCGATATATTCATGGTCGCTACGATCTTGTTGCTGGACTCGCTGATGGGCGATCCAACGGTTCCCTCAGCAGCCTGATTTAGGTTTGCTGCGAGCAGAGCGTAGGTGAAGACTTTTGTGTTTAGGCCGTCAGTATCTCTACTGGGGCGCTCTCATCGTCGCCGATGAGAACAGGCTGTATCTTCGGTAGGTTGAGATAACGAATTACATCGCACAACTTCTTGCGGAGTTCCCTATTCGGAGAACTAGGAAGACGAACAAGCTCCAAAGCGATCTTGGCTTGCGGTCTCTTGATTCTTAGGTAGGGAAGAACTTGGAGGAGGAATTGTTCCCGCCTTTCTTTTCCCGTCAACTCCCAAGTATAAAACTCCTCGGTGTTGTCGTGGGCCTTTGTCGTATGAAACCAACCTCCGTAGAGATCGAGAAACATTTGGACAAGGGGGCGGTAGTTGTTTCCCATCCGAATTCGTAGCATCGGTTTATTGTCTGGGGTGAAGGCGGCAGATACGCAACCTTCTCCGTCCATAATTCCGGCTATATACGCATGTGTTAGTTTATCTTCAACTTTTCCGTCTAGCGTCTCAGTCGTTAGGCATTCCCTGTTCTTCATTCCGCGAATCGTTTCCATAAGCTCTTGGCGTCTGGAAGGATTCTGTGCGTCTCCCAAGCTATAGAACTCCTGAAGTACGAGAGCCTCAGCTTTTTTGATGCGAAGATACGGAAGAATGTATGAGAGGAATTCGGGGGCAAACTTTTTGCCGTTGAGGTTCCACTGGTACCAAACCTGCCCTTTCTTAGGGGTGTGTTTGGTAAAGAAGCCACCGAAAGTTCTAACCAGCCATTTGACTATCGGCAGATTAGTATTACTCAAAACAATGCGTGGTTGGTAGTTGGTGCAGGGGCCGTTCGGTTTAACTGTTGGTTTGTAAATCGAAAAGCAACCCTCGGCGTCCATCAGTCCGGCTACGTATGCTTTTGTTCGTTCTCTCATAGGGTCTTTGCTCGGTATTGTCTAGTTGACAAGATAAGAATACCACACCAGCATTCTATTGTCAATAGGGTTCCACCGATATAGCTAGATTTTAATTCAGCACTATTCAATACTGAATCTGGTTTCCCTGACGGAGCGGCAGCGGACGCTGCTTCGTCATGCTAAGGAAGGGTGTTTGTGCCTTCAGGTTAGGAATTGCTTCACGTTCATAGTGAATAGCTACGAGGTTGGGCAAAGCGCCCGAAGTCACAATTGATGCAGGTGAGTAACTCATTTAGAGATACTCCTTTGTTGTTAGTTTTTAGCGCCGACTTTGAGCACGTGCCCGACGAATAGCATTGAGGGTGTTCGCAACTTCTTCGTCTGTCATGTTCTCAAAATCCTCGGCTGAGGGTGCGTTCGGAGACTCCGGAGGTTTGACGGGTGTTACGTCATTCCTGCCAATTCCTAGTGCCGCTCTCGGGCGCGTAACCTGACTTACAATCCGTGAGTCGGGACGCGGCGCAGGTGCCGGTTCGTGTTGAACCGCTACCGGCGGAGGGGGTTCCACCGTTTCCGGTGAAGGTGTTTTGGGTTGCCTTGGTGCCTGAATCATCAAACCATCGTTGTTCAGGTCTTGGAAGGCTTCCTCAAGATTTTCGGCTGTGTAGTTTCCGGTGGAGAGTAGATTATTGAATACCGCTTCTTCATCTCCCTTTCGGATTGATTCACCGAGTTTGAACTTCGCTAGCCACTGAAGTAGCAGGTTGAAGTTCTGAAAATTTGTGTCCGCATAATAGTCGGGGTTATTCGCCAAGAAGGTTTTATTTGCCTGCTCGGCAGTAAGCTGATTGGCCGCGTACGATCCTTGCTTTGCTCCCTGCTGGGCGAGGTTCAGGACTTGGTCCATAGTCACCCCGCGAGTTTTTTGGAGTAAGAAGTCGTTGGCGGCTGCTGGATCTGACTCCCACAAAGTCCGGTATTCAAAAATCTCGTCTGCGGTGAGTTGCCGGACAGGAGACGGCTGAGGGGTCTGTGTTTGTGCTACTGGCTTCGCGGGAATAGCTCCGAACTTGATCTTGGCATTCTGCTCCCGAATCTTCTTGGTAGCATTTGCCTGAGCCTTTAGAACTTCCAGAATCAACTTGTTCTTGGTAGCTCCTTTGTAGACTTGGGCGCTTCCCGCGCAACCTACGACCGAACCAACCCACACTCCTTTGTCTTTACTCAGGACTAGTTGGGTACCATCTTCGAGGTCCATTGTTTCTGGTTCTTCTGGTTCCTCGGGGGGTGGGGGCGGACCTGCTACAGGAGGAGTCTCGATAATTTCCGGGTCTAGGTTTTCCTGAGATGTGAGAACTGGATCTTGGTCATTAATATCTTCGTCGAGGTTGGGAAGATCGGGCATATTCCAATCTACGTTGTTTGCGAATGGGTCGGGGCTTCCGTCAGAGTTCAGGAGCCAGGGGTCAGATACAGGCTTACTCATGTTGTTCATTCCTCTTGATATAATCCAATATCAACGGGTAGGTGTTTAAGGAAAAAGTATACGTTATTTCTTAGTGGAATTGTCCATTATTCGGACTTTCAGCCAATGTTTGTGGAAGTACGAGTTATCCAAGCTTGGCCGGTGGCCCAGGACCAATCACCAACGTACGGCTGCGGGTATCCGGGCCAAGGCTGAATATACGGAGAGGATAGTGGGTTCTTTCTACCACAACATGGGCAATACCCACAATTGGGGCAAACGTGTTGCGTCTGCTGATTAGGTTCCCCTCCGCACGAAAGTTGTGTATATGTGCTTGCTTGTCCTACGAGATTCTCGTCCACTACGCCTCCTGCTGTTTCAAAACATCAAGTTTATCTCGGAACCCACTTAAGTACGCCGTGAACTCCGTATCTGGGTGTAGTGCGAATTCCATTGCATTTTCGAGGTCCTGCTTGAAGAAAGTCTCGAATTGACTCAGGACAGAAAGTCCGGCATGGGAGGCTACTACTGCGGGGTCTCCCGGCGGAAGAGATCGATGCGCTTGGTCAGTACCATCTACGTAGCTGTGGACAGTATCAAAGATGATCTCCCAGGCTTGGTCTGGTACTGTTCGTAGAATCCGTCCCCGTTCGTACACATCAATCTTGCCTTCTAGTTCATCGGGGTAGATAATGTCGGTCACGACTGCCCTCCGTACCGCTTAATAAGCCCGTCGATGTCTACATACCCTTTTTGAGGGGGAGGAGGTGCGGCGGATACTCGGCCCATACGTCCTGTTTTGACTTGGTGGGCTTGGTTGATTAGGTTCTGAATCTCGGCGTCCGACATTCGATCATAATCGGTGGCGGGGATAGCGTTGTCTTTAGTACTAAAATTTGGTTGAGTCATTAGTAGTCGTCATCCCTCCAATCGTCGTAGTCGTACTCTGGCTCGTTTTCTTCCTCTAGTTTTTCCGGAGGGATGATGTCGGTTCTCACACTCCACTCCGGCCCAGAAAAGATTTTCTCTAACGCTTTCTCAGGGTTCTTGAGGGCTTTGCGGTATTCCCGAACGCCCACAAAAAGTTTATTGATCTGGTCGTCTGAGAGAGCGTCCAGACCTTCCGCCGGGTACGCGTAGCCCCCGATAGACTTTCTTTCGTCCTCTACCTTTTGGTAAAGTTCTTCTTGTGTATAGGAGGGGGTGAACTCTTCTTCCGAGTTTTGGGATGTGGGAAATTGCGTTATTCTCCCGTCCGGCCAGAATCTTGTGCCCGCAGAAGACCATCTATTAAACGAAGGCTTTGCGCGCCATTCCGCGTAATCTTTGTCTTCCGGGAGGAAAATTCTTTGGCAGACAGTACAGATTCCAACAGCCGCACCCGTATCCAAAGTGTGCCAGACGATGCTCGTCCTTCCAAAGGTATCTTGCATTTCGCTTAGAGGATTACAGCCAGCAACGTGGGGGCAGTTGTCTTGCTCGTCTTTCTTGTAACGCTCTTGTCTTTCTCGTAATTCTTTCGCTAGTTTTCTAAACGTAGATTCACGAGTTTCTTCTTCCAGGAGCGCCTGCGCTTTTCTCTTGAATTCTTTCAGAAAATCCTCTAGTGCGGAAAGAAGAGGCTGTAACAAATCTTCTAACTTTTGGGCCATCGTGTCTCCTGCATCAATCCGATGCCTCGGGGGTTTGTCCATTATCTGGACGGTTTAGTTGGGTGTCTATCCAATCGGCTATTTGGCGGTGTTCGGCGGCGGTGCCCACGTTCTTGATTCTGTTTGCTCGCCAACTGATTACCGCAACATTTCCGGGAACGTATCCGAGTTCGGGGATGATCTTGTCTAGAGTCGGCGAACTGTCTTGCATCTTTCCAAGACCGGGCCTGATAGGTATTCCGAGAATGGGACAAATACTGGGAATGAGAAAATCCTCTTTTGTGATAGAGAACGGAAATCCACCTCTCTTTGCCCGCCCTTTCGCGCTAGCGGTAAGCCGGTACAAATGCTTTTTAACAGCCGGAGTTGTCTCAAATACAAAAGAAGAAATACCTTCGATCCAGTTGGCAATCAGCCGGTGTTCTTTAGCCGTCCCGTCAGTCTTTAAAGTATTCGCCCGGTAGCTTATTACTGCGACATTTTCCCGAATGTATCCCAACTCAGGAACAATTCTATCCAAACTTGGAGATTCATCGTGATGAACTCCGGTCCCCCGTTCTAACGGTATCCCCAGAATAGGGCACAAGCGGGGAATGACCACATCTTCCTCCACCAAAGAAAAGGGTATATTATTCTCTTTGGCGCGGTTTTTAGCGGCATAAAAAATAGAGTACGAGGGTCTCTTCCGTCGCTTATCTTTCTGTTCTTCTAGAATGCGAGGCTTATTTTCCTCGTAAAAATCTTTACTTCTCGCAATATTTTTATCTCGGTTTATGACGTGACGAGATCGACGATATTGCTTTATTTCTTCTGAGTGGGTTTCGTTATACGCTTTTTCTGCTTTGCGAATAGAGTCTCTATTTTTTAGATTATATTCTCGATTTTTAGCGAGTATTTCTTCTTTGTTCTCCGCGTAGTACTCTCTTCTTCTCCGGGAAAAGCAGGATTTACAGTCGTTTCGAAACCCATCTTTCTTGCTTAAGTCTTTGTAAAACTCTGTTAACGGTTTAACTTCGCCGCACTTAGAGCAGCGTTTCATCATGGCTTCTTCTGTCATTTGGCTCATCCTGAATATGAGGTAGGGCTTTGGGGACGATGATTCAGGCACCGACCCCTCTGCCGTTAGTTCGAACTAAAGATAGTATACCACATCCTTTACAAAAAGTCAACTGTTTTCTTATAGATTCCCGCCGAATCCGGAACTACCTGTGTTTGGCTGGCCTGTTAATACATCTGGCTCAACGGCTCGTTTGAATGATTCGCGCAGCACGTCACGCGCGCTCCGGGCAATATTTTCGCTGTCTGCTTGTTCGGCTTGTAGTTGTGCCTTCTGCGCCAACAGAGCCTGTTGCTGCTGGAACTTGACTTGCATTGCCCCACTTTGACTCTTCTGCTGTTGGCGTTGTAGGTCTTCTGGGGTCATATCGACGATTACATCGTTCTGGTTACGGAACTCAGAGGCTTCGAACCACATCCTACAGATTTCGTTTACGTCTATCTTTTTACCTTCCATAGCTAGCTGTTCCACCACGGAGGGATTGGCCAAGAATTGACTTAGGAGAGGAAGACCCTGTGACATGTTTCTCCTCGTAGTCATTTTGCTCCCGGCCAATACGGCGAACTTCACCTTGGCATTGAGGACCGAAACAAGATCGCCCCCATTTTGCACGTACTCGTGTTTTAGTTCATCCGAAAGGATAAATTCCAACTGCGAATAGGGCAACATCATCTGGTTCATTTCAGAAACGTCATACAAATAAGGCACCAGCACCTGATTAGCCAGTTTATCGATACAATCGGAGATGATATTTGACGCGCCCTGTCCGAGTAGTGAAGCTCCGGCGGAGGATCGGGCGAGGTTAGAGTGCCCAGCCGACCCAGCATTTCCCTGAGAGGTAATTGGGTTAGCGCCCGACACAGAATCCACCCTCTGCTGAGACATGGCAAAGAGCTGGTTGGCTTCTTGTACTGGATCTCCGAACTTCAGAGGTTGTAGATCGCCTTGGGCGTCCACTTCGATCATTTTGTTGGGGCCGATGCGGATGCTTTGTGTCGGGACCGACTTTCCTTTTACACGAACCATAGGAGCGTTCAACTTCAGGTTCGCGATGTTCATCATCAGGTTTGTAATACCGGCTTGGACACGCTGTTCTGTGCCGATCAGCCGACCAAGACCGATAGACCAGAAAGCTCCGGGCTGGTCCCACCAACCGATACTCAGGAACGGGATTTTACCGTAGGCGTTCTGTCCGTTGTAGATGACCACCTTTTTCTGGATCACTACGATTAGGGTTTTGTTGTCCCACCGTTCGAGGACTTCCAGAGGTTGCTGGAAAGGATCGACCGTGGTAGCTTCCCACGGAGATTCCGCGCGCGCGTCCCACAAAGGATTGCGTCCGCCTTCTTGCTGGGGATTGGATTCGACGGGTTCCTTCGGGGGGAGAAACAACTCAAGCATCTTCTCGCGAGATGGAATATCGTAGCCTTCACGGTCGCGCAGCTTGTCAATATCGTCCCAGGTCATATACCGGCGGCGGACAATATATTTAGCTTTGCGGATGTCTGGGACTTCGAGACCTGGGTCCACCAGAATTTCCCGAAGATTGACTATGTGCTCAAAAGTAGGTCTGTCGATTACTTCTTCGATCTCTTCTACTTCGAGTTCGTCATCAGATATTGAGGTCTCAGGAGCGCCGGGAATAGTGCTTGGAATTTTGACAACTGGATTCTTCCGCTTGACGATCTTTCGAGTCTTGGTGTATTTTTCCCACCCTTCGGCGAAAATGGCTGTTCCGAACAGTAGACAGTTCATCAAACCAAGACGGAGTTCTTCTCGGAAGTTGATGTCTTCCAGTTGATAGCCGAGAAGGGCCGACACGGCGCGCGCACACTGCGCTGAGGTTCCGCTCCGTTCTTGAACCATAAAAGGGGGATTTTCGTAGAACAATCCGGCCAAAAGCTGGGGGTTGATGCCGTTGACCGCCGTAGCCACCGTGAAGAAATTTACCGAAGAAGCTTCAATTGAGGTACCCGGCCAGAAGTTCGGGGCATAAATCGAAGTATAGAGGTCTCGGGAAGAAACCCAGGCCATTATCCAGCTTTTTCTCTGCTCATCGGATTCTGCCCTCTCCGTATCTTGGACTACGAGAGCAAGAGACGCGGGGTCTCCGAAAGTCCCGGTATGCAGAAACTCTAACGCTTCGTCTTTTGTTATGTCCTGGTGCGGGTCGCGGACTGGTTCTGGAAGCTGGCTCATTTATTCTCTCGTTAGGCCAAGGGCCTTTATTTTGTTAGAAACAGTGTGGTGATCAGACCTAGTCGTTTTCCGATTTCTCGTAACGATATTGATACCGTTCAATGCGCCGATGATTGCCATGCGACCCCTTAGATTGAAACCTTATTGAGTACCGCCGCTGGCAGTCCGGAAAGCAACACACGGGCTGTCTGAACTCCCAACTCATAGCCGGACTTGAAGTCCTCGGAGGCATTAGGTACGGCGGAATGCAGCTCTTTCCGCTGATCCGGCAAAACCCACGCCTCCGCGCTGAAAGCTGTAGGCGATTGCAATTGGTCAATCGCCGCTTCGATCATCATCGCCGCTGGTACAATCATTTCTCGCCTCCCTGGAGCCTCGCCGGGCGTACAAATCCCTAACTGCACCCCGTGATAGTAACCGACCCAGTCCCACTTATCGTGATTTTTCCTGTAGTGCCTACTGTGATGGTGCAGGAACTGGAAGGTGTGGTGATCGTGTACAGCGCCGAGCTAACCGCACTGTTGGTGTATCCGGATTTCACTGCCAGCGCCTTGACGGTCGTGGTCGTCACAATCGAGAACGGCGCAGCATAGAGAGTCGAAGAGGTCGTGGGATTGGTGCCATTTGTAGTGTAGTAAATCGCCGCGCCGCTGGTGCTGCTGGCGAGGGCTACTGACTGAGCTACGGTGTACGTACCTGCCACGGGACTGAACGTGGGAGTTGCGGCGGTTGGAGGCGTGGTGGTGATGGTGTACGCGGCGGAGCCAACTGTCGAGTTGGTGTATCCGGACTCGGTTGCGATCGCATAGAGCGTTTGCGTTGATGCCACGGTCACCGCACCCGTCGCCTGAGTCGCGCCGGTGCAGGAGGCACCATGTTTTTATTCCAAGCACCGCAGTGCCATCATTATCGTTGCCTGACTCCCACCTGACGATTAGGCACCGTTCAGATGTATTCAGCTACGGCCTTGGCTTCAGCGAGTAGACGATCACCGCATTCCCCGGTGCTCCGCCTAAAGTGCTGGTCAGCGTGACGGTACCGGAACAGGTGGCAGTGCCACTCGTGCATGTGGCCGTAGTGGGTGCGGCTGTGCAGCTTTGCCCTCGCGAGGTGATTGTGATCGCTCCGGCCACTCCGCTTGTGACTGCCATTGTTGCCGTAGCTGTGCAGGCAGCATTGAAAGTCCCCAGTGATACGTTTCCTGTCCCGCTAAGCGGGAGGCTGCTCACATACGTTGCTGTTGCCACGCCTGTGGCTATAAATCCTATCTCAGGCTGTAAGTTTTTCGTTGTCGTTGAACTGACAGTTATCGGTGAATATGTATTTTCTGCGGCTACCAGGGATGCGCTGGAAAAGTTCCCCGACATAAACTCCGATACGCTAAGGACGGATGGAGAGAGAGCGACAATGTTGTAATTGATTTCTCCTACAGATCCTGCTGAACTTCCACTCCACGTTGCAAAGCCCTGTGGCGTGTAAATGTTAGTCGTGCCATAAAAAAGTTTATAAGATGCGCTTGGGGGAGCACTGCTGGAATACACGCCAATCTGCATCTTCAGCTCGTAGGTTGACTTTGCAGCAATGGTGTTGGCAGGAACGGAGTAGTTGTTGGAGGTCGAGTACAGAGTAGTACTGAGCGCATCTGTCGTCTGGTTGCTGCACCACAGATACAGGCTCCCGCCGCTCGACCATGTGCAACCCAAAGGTGTGGATGGATCGACGGTGATGAGATTAGGAATGGCAGACAGTACCTTGAATGGACCGGCGTTAAAGCTCCCGCTGGTGCATGTAGCTGATGCTGTGATGCCGAAAAGCTGGCCCGGAGCAACGTATGCGGCAGGTAGGGACGTGCCCGTGATCGTGGTCGAAGTCCCCGCCGTGATCGCGTTTGCCCCGATGCTTTGATCTGCCGCCATCGCGCAGGCGCACTCTGGAGTGACAGACGGCGGAGGTGATGCCAACTGGGCACCAATAGTGTTCGCACTAATGGTTAGGGGCGTAGACCCATTGAAAACAGCGCCGGGGGCTGCTCCCGCATTGCTATTGTTAATGGTTAAATTGGCGGGCGTGCCCTGGTTGCAGGCTTGCCCTACGTCATACAACAAGGGCGGATTGACGGAGAACCATCCGGCGCAATCTCCAGGTGTTATTGTTCCGTACACTGTAGGTACGCCGGTAAGAGTACCGTTCGGAGCTACGGTCCATGAGTTCTGAGCCGCCGCTGTCATAGTGAAAATCAGAGCAAACAAAAAGGTAATTGTCTTCATTGCGTCCTCCTAGTTTCCGCCAGCGTAAATGCTGGCCACGCGTGACGCATCGAACATTTCAGGATAAACTCGCAAGTCCCACACATAACCGTGCAGGTAGTTTGATCCTCCAGAGAATCCAGCACCAACGTACAGGTGGTTGAACTGGTAAGCCCCATTATTTACGCCTGTAAATGTTCCTGACAGCACGCCATTGACGTAAATATAGGTGTTCACCGCGTCAGTTGTTACCACGATATAATAGGGAGTTCCAGTGTTCAATGCCGTTGTGGAGAGTTGGTAGCTATTCCCCAACCAGTAAGCCAACACCTTGTTCGCGCCACTAACTTTGATCTCCAGTAGGCGGGCGGCATTGCCATCTGTCGGCGAGGTGCCTACACTCCACACCGGATCGTTAGCATTTAGCTGGTCAAACTGCACCCAAAAGCTGAAAGCCATCTCATTGCCAAGTATGGTGCGCAAATCCATCACTTGATGCAACGCGGCCAGCGCAGTAGTATTTGTGCTTATGAGTGCGGGCTGGCTGGCCGCCCCACTCAACGCAGTATATATGGCGGTAATGACAGAACCTGTCTCCAGCGCATGTGACGACTTAGTTACGTCCATCATCGGCACAGTAGGCGTATCCAGGTATGCCATATCGTAGGTTTGGTCATTAACAGCGGCATAACCGAGAAACGTCCGCGAAGCTGCTGTAAAATATGGAGTGGTAGAGCGCCAGAGTTTTAGCCCGTGATCATACAGCGCCGAGCCGGGAGCGGCATCAAAAGGAACCATCATATAATATAGGTTTCCTTCCATCCAAACCGATGCACAATAACTATCCGTATCGGTAAAGATAGGGCTGTTAGCAGCGGCAGTCATGGCTCCGCTAAATGTCTGGTCTTGCGTGGTGTAGACGTATTGGTTTCCGTGCTGTAGTTTCCCATTTGTGTATAAGTAATATGTTGCCGATGAAGGACTGTAGATCACCGCAGTAGGATCGAAGTTGGTAGATGCTGGATTAAATAAACCAGGAGCGGCGCCGCTGTTAATACGGGTAAACGTGATGCCGTCAGTCGCAGTCGCCTCGCCCAGTTGATTTGTGGCATTTACCGCGCTATTAGACCCTCGGTACAACATAATCCAAACACCATCCGAAACGCGCTGGAAGACGCTGCTTGTTTGGAGCGACGCATCCCACGGACCACACGCAATAACGTCTCCGCTAGACGGTTCAGTGGTGGGTGTTGTAGTAACAACGATGGTTGTTCCGGTCGAGGATACGACATAATTACCCGCTTGAATGTATCCGGGATTTGTCTGGTCGTATACCAGCATCCCACTTGTACAGGAAGCTCCTCCAGATACCACGTTAATTGTGGTTGTAGATGAACCTGCCGCTGCCGTGACAGTAGTTCCCATTCCTAAACTTGCTAAAGCTATGGTAGGATTGCTCCAATTCACCAGATTGGAGCTTTCAAAGCGGTTAATATTTGAAGCCCCACTTTGTCCATTCGATAGATAGTAGTACCAACCACCAGCCGGATTTCTTGTTACTTGGCCATAAATGTTTTCAGAACCCGGCCCATTAATCACAGGATTGCCTGCATACTTTGTCCAGAGATTCTGGAGCGACCCAGTCTCCATCAAAGGCACCGTGATGTCAACATACTGTCCGGAAGTTGTAAAGTGGAAAGCGGGAACTGTGCCGAGCGGCCCGGTGATTGTTGTTGCAACTGTCGAAGTATTGCCACTGACAAGCACTCCGTTTAGGGTTGTACCGTCTATGGACGGGACGGATGTAGCAGTGACCGTTGTAGAGGCAGCATTGTCACTGAACGCCCACCCAAGATAGGTGTTGGCAGTAAACTTTGAAAAAGGTGCCGCCGTCGCCTGACTAGTGCCGTCAGGAAAGATGACGCCGGTCGAACCGATTGTTGTAGGTGTCGTAGTGCCAGCCGCGACGGTTCCTGAAAAGTTTCCGTTTGTGCCATTGACTACGTTCGGAGTTGTGCTGCCCAATACGGGAGGAGAAGCAAAATTTACGACTGGAACGTTGGCAAGAACAAAAGCATCCGTAGCTACTTTGGCGGTGTTGTCCCCGGTGGTTTGGGTTGTAGCGGTGATTCCATTTGGAAGAGAACTAGTTGGTTGGACTGTAGTTCCATTTGCGGCATAATACGGGACTTGTCCCGCAGTACCAGAGCCAACAGTTGGAACGTTGGCAAGAACAAAAGCATCCGTAGCTACTTTGGCGGTGTTGTCCCCGGTGGTTTGGGTTGTAGCGGTGATTCCATTTGGAAGAGAACTAGTTGGTTGGACTGTAGTTCCATTTGCGGCATAATACGGGACTTGTCCCGCAGTACCAGAGCCAACAGTCCCCGAACCTCCTCCTCCATTTATGCAGATATTCTCGGTAGTATAACTTCCTTGACCGGGAGCAGAAACAGTTTCATTGACGCAGTAATTAAGTGGGATATAGTAGTCGTAGTTGCCGTTTTTATCCGAGGTAACCAATCCCGAAGTGATCTGACTAGATAAACCGGGGTCCGAATAAATAGTTGCGGTCGCTCCCGTAACCGTGTTGGTCACGTAGATAGAGCCGTTCGGCACAATTTGCGCAGTAACGCCAGAAGTTCCCCGGGCCAATAGTTGGTTGACCCGGTGGTACCCCGTGGTGGCTTGGCCAAAAGCAAGAATCGGAATGAGAAGCAGCAAGAAAAGTTTATTCATCGGGCCTCGTCCAGATAATGGAGCGCTGTTAGCACGTATGTTCGCCAGTTTCAAAATCTACAGAGTAAGGAACGGAGATCGAAGTGCTTCCTTCGCTGGCTGTTCCTACTTTCCAGTCGGCCTTGCCCCACTTTGCGGGAGTATGTTCTCCATCGTCTTGAGCGTGCTGCGGACCTTCTTGTTCTGTGGTAAGGGAAACGAGTTGTCCTGCTCCCTTAGCTTCGCCTTCGGGGCCAGAAGGGCCGACAGCGGAGTAGTCAGATGGTTTTGAGTTGCGCGGAGATTCGAGATTTCCGCCGAGCACAACGAGATTACCTACGGTCATATTATCCTCTTGATATTGCCGCAGGCGGGAAACCCGGTGCGGGATTTTGTTTTGGTGCAGAATTCAGAGCAGACTTGCTCCACGGGAAGGATGGTTTAGGAGAAGGTTTGTAACTGGGGAGGCCAGCGGGAGAACTGTCCGGAGGGGGAGCGGACCACCCGTTTGGGCGATCTACTCGGAGGTGTGGCTGGAAAGTAATACCGAATAATTCGTACGTACCGTTATTTACAACGTCAGACGACTGCTGTGGCATCTTTCCAATAAATTTCTGACCCGTCGGTGCGTTCCATCGATTCGGCTGGCAAGGGTCGCAAGAGTACTCATCAAGGACCTCGCCGTCATCGTCCGTTATCTGGACAAATAGTTTCACGCTACCCCCAAAATCCGGCCCCAAGGACGTTTGGCAGCCCATACGGCGTCTGAGTTGATGCTTCTGGTTCTGGTTGGAATAGATCGGCTGTTGGCATAATTGGCTGTTCGCTATTTATGATGTTTCCGTTATCGTCCATCCATGATCCGTTCTGCGCCATATAGTCTTCGTTGAAGAGTTCGTTCCATCCTATTTGATCTATGCGGGAGAACATCTCTACGTTGTTTTCGACTATGGCTTGGGTGGCGCGGGGGGCATACCGATTGGGCATCTGAGAGATGACATCGGGTATATCATCGTGGTGATGCGAGACCAAACATTTGGCCCATTCACTATAAAAGACTTCCAGATTAGGTTCTTTGGGGGCCATGCAGGCATTCAAGAATTTTAGACGTCCCTCGGAAATCCAAGGGTACATCGACCGCATTCGGACGCGCTTGGCATCTATTTGATTGTCGGGAGTTACCCAGTCAATATGAGAGCACAACTCAATTACGCGCGCGTCTCTTGTTCTGAGCGCTGTCGAAATAATCGTAGGCTCCAAGAAACGAGACCCGGCGGCATCTTCAATTCCAATAACAAATGGATGCTCTTCTACGGCTAGATCAACTACGGCTTGGGCGAGGGTGGAGTGATTGAAGCGGTCCCGAACAATCTTGCGAACGTATCCGACCGTTTTCTTGTTGCCGGTCTTCTCTCCCTTGGAAGTAAGTTCATCTTCTTCTGTCCAGATAATGGACGCGCCAGTCGAGTAGTCTCTACCTTTTTTCTGGCTGAAAGCAAAATCCCAAAACTGGCAGCAAGGTCCTTCTCGGGGAAGCATCTGATACGGAACAGTAGCCCGGAGCATCATCATTCGGTCAAACTCTACGTCACTCGTAGTCTGGGGGTTCTGGTTAAGCTGCCCCTCTGTGACTCTCTCGTTCTTGGTAAACTTTCCGACGAAGAACGAGTACGTAATGAGGTTGGGAACAAGCAGGGAGCAACCCTCTTCCCCTGCTTCTTGGTACGTTACAGGGCGACCCTCTCTAGACAGCTTATCAATTATTTCCGGCTTAATCTGACAGGCTCTACCAATAACAATGTCAACATTGAAGGTCTTGTTGTGCAGCTTCTTCCAGTTTGGACCTTCTTGGACTACTTCAATTTCTCCGTTGTTTTGGAACTTGTCTACTAATTTTCCGTAGTGATCCATTTCGTGGTATCTAGTACCAACGAATTGCAGAAAATACCCATCCCCGCCGGGGACTAGCAGGTTTTCTACTAGGTCTAACTTTTCGGAAACACTTTGACACTGCGTTTCAGTTTCTGTGTTTTTATCAGAGACTGCGTCATCCGCTTTGATGACCTCGTAGTGTTGTCCGGATTTTGTTTTTCCCACGGACGACGCCGTTACTGTCGCCTCTTTGCGTTTTACCTTTTTGCGGGACCACACTGGGCAGGTAAAGACATTTCCTTTGCGCATATCCTTTTCTGGGCAGCAGTATTCTGGCCAGAATAGATTCATCAGAGTAGGTTCATCTTCTCTTAGAACAAAGAATGCTTTTACCTCTGATACGAAGCCAGAAGACAAGCTGGCCTCGGCTGTTAGGTACAGAAGTCGTATGTGGGGGTACGCCAATACCCATTGAACCGTGTCAATATGATCCGACCAGCTCTTGGCGCATCCGCGAGGCCACAGCAATACTCTTGTTTTAACTTTGCTGAGTTTGTGGATGGGAGTCTTGGGGTCCTTTTGGACATACATATCGAAAACAACGTCATAGGTCGGGTCGAGAAAAATATTATCTGCGACGGGTTTAATTTCTCCCGTTGTGCTGAGAGAAATGATGTCCCATAAGAAGTATTTAGCCAACCACTTGATATCAAAAATACACCGCCGACGAACTTCTTTCCCCGCCCGCGAGTTGGGTACGTGATCTACTCCCAACTTCATCTCATTCTCAAGATCGGGTCGTATTTCTTGCAGAAAGTTGTACAGGTCTTCGTTTGATATCAGGGAAGCTCCTGAATAAAATTCCTCTGGGCGGCTGTCGAGCAGGTTCGGATCTGTCCCATTCTTTATGATGAGTTCGTCAAACCGGTCTAAATTGTCCATTATTTGGATTACTTCTTTCCTTTGCGACTTTGCCCGGACTCAGATAACGCCACAGCGATTGCCTGTTTTGGGTTCGTGATCTTGGGTCCTTTCTTGGACCCTGAGTGCAGTTTTCCTGCTTTAAATTCTTCCATCACGCCCGTAACGGCTTTCTGCTTTCCAACTTTAGTAGTTGGTTTTCGGGTTGGCATAACCAGTTCCTTTTTCGTTCCTTAAATCTTGAAGAATTGCCGCAGCGAATGCCGCTTCGTTCTGATGCTCAAGTGCTACTGATTTATACCCGTTAAGCTGGGCGTTTCGAGCGGCCACCAGCGATTTTTGCCGGTGTCCACCCACAAACAATCTGAGTCTTTCCAGAACTTCGAAAGTCATGTATCTACCAAAGTCCGAGTGCTTTGTTCCCTACTTTAGCGCCTAGCTCCGCGAACGGACCCACTTTTTTGTACCAAGGTTCCGGCAGGAAGTAACGTCTAGTTAAGTCGTCGCTCACTCGCTGAGCGTCCCCGGCAATATTATCTCCACGGTCCAAGATACCGGCTGCATGATCCAAAATCTGACCGATAGCTTTACGCTTGAGAAGCTCGTCTAGATCGTATCCAGCTTGGGAGTAATTAGATAGCAGGGGTTGTGCCGCTGCTATCGTTCGTTGGCCCTCGTTAAGAGTTCCGGTAGCGGCCTGCGCGGTTCCGGTAAGAGCATTAGCTGTTCCGGACAGGGAATCTGCGGTGCGGCTGAGGCGGGACGCTGCAAATCCAAACTGATCCATAGCGGCGTTTACGTGTGGAATTGCAGACCGTTCCTGAAGCTGAGTGGTTACAACAGCGTCCCCGATCTTCACCGCAACTTTGTTTATTTCGTGCAGAGTTCCTCGGGGTCCACTTATCGCGTCAAGCGTTGGTTTGAAATCGGGCGCTGAATTCCCCCACTTATCTATCGCCACAATTAGGTGTTGAGTTAGTCCCACGCTTCCCCAAACAGAGAGACTAAGAAGGACTACCAGGACGAAGTAGAGAGAGGCAAGTTTGGGGGTCATATTTATCCCACAGAAATGGGCGCTCCCGAAGAAGCGCCCGTTGTTATTAGGCAGCGGCGGTGCCATTCAGTGCGTTCAAGAACGACACAATACCATTTGCTGCGCTTTGAATTTCAGTTGCGGTAGGAACAGCCAGACCTGCGGACTTGGCGTAGGCCAACACCGAAGGTGTAACCGCAGCGGTAACAGCCGCCAACTTCTGAGTTCCGGTTCCGTTCTGCACAGCAGCACCCGCAGCGAGAGCCTCGGTCTTCAGAGCCTCTGTAATATACGTGTTTGCCAAATTGATGATGCCAGTCAGACCGGGATCGACAACCTCGACTACGGCCTCGCCGCTAGCGACAACTGCCTGACCCTTAGCGCTGCCTACCCACTCGAAAACCTTCTTGATGTCTCCACCAAACGTACTTAGAACGCTTTTAAAACCCATGTTAATCTCCTGTTTTGGTTGTGTTACATTACTTGCAACGGGATCCGCCACAGGCGTCCCGGTAGAAATTGCGGTCATCGTCACAGCGCTTGCGGACGGTGCCTTAGTCTTGAAGGGCCACATTACTGCGCCTTCGCGGCGGTGGGGACTGGCCCGCTAGTCGATACATTGACTACAGCAGGATTGACTAAAGCGGGGATGTTGGGGTCTGCCTGGACGTAGTTCTGATTTGTTCCCAGCACGATGCGAACGATAGTCGTAGCGCAGACCACGCCCGCTCCGAGAATCGTCCACAGCCAATTGTGCGCCGGGGCCTGCATCGCCACTACGGCCAGAAATCCTGTCAGCGCGGAAGAGACTGCTTGAGCCGACCCAGCATACCCAGCGGCGGTAGAACGCCAATCATTGCCAATAAGAATATTCATGTTACATCCCCTGTGGGGCCGCAGTAGCAGGAGCCGGACCGGCGGGTGCTGCTTGAGGTGACACAGCGGGAGCAGCTTGTGCCGACCCGTTGTCGGGAATTGTGTTTTGTAGATTTGCCATGAGCGAGGCTTTGTCGGCCATCATGTCGGGATCACCAGGAGTGACTGACCCGTCCTCGTTTTTGTAGTGGTGTGTTACTTCGTGCCCTCCGTGAGGGTAATGACGGATGTGGGTCTCATGAATGCGACCTGATTTCTTGCTAGATTTCTTTCCGGACTTTCCGCCCATTCCGGACTTAGCGCGCGACTCTGCCATAATTATTCCTTTGTCCAGATAATGGACGGGTTATGTTACTTGATTGCTTTCTTCAGAGCGTTCTTTGCGCCTTCTGGAGTTGAACTTTTTACCTTGACTTTGATTTTGACGGAGCCGATTTTCTTCTCGGATTTCTCTTCGGCCTTAGCGGACTTCTTTGCGGACTTTTCCGCAGTTTTAGCGGACTTCTTTACATCCTTCATATCTTTTGCCATGATTTTCCTTTGTAGGTTTTCGTTAGCGAATTCTACGAGCCGTGATGGTGCCGTACACCGTCTCAGTTCCCGCAGAGAATGTACCCTCAGCCGACCAGGACCCAGACGGTGGTCGCGGCTAGTCCGGTACCTGCGGATAGGCCAAAATGGAACAAGGCCCCACCCAAACCAGATACATTATATTGATTAGCAAATAGAGGGGCAGTATCTCCGGTCATCTGTCCAGTCAAAGCGAGAGGTAACGTTGTCTGCGCGGGGACTACAAACCAAGTCGCGCCATTATCAATGCTTCCTTCTAGAACCCAAGTAGGACCAGTTGCCGCTCCCCCGTTTCCTACGATGGTAACTTGACCCCGGTATGTTTGGGACATATCTGGAAGCCCAAAAACTACAGGGGTGTTCAATGCGGATATTGATCCAACATTTTGTGCTACACGATCTTTGACGACAAAAGTTGCCATGCGATCCTCTACAACTTAAAATGTTTTCTAATAAGTGCTTTGATAGCACTTACTTGCGCTTGGTAGTGTACTCGGACAGAATCCTCGGCCACATCACGAGCAGCCAGAGAATCGCCCAAAAAGTTGTTCAAGTCGGTCTCGATTTCCTTGATCCAAAGACTCCGATCAACCGCGAACAGAACCGCTAGAACAAATAGAACGCCACATACTGCTTCGATGAGAGTGTCCATTTGGTCTCCGTGCGGGGGTCCGAAGACCCCCGTGGGTTTGATTGGTTAGACGCGGTCGATGCTCAACTCTGTAACCACAAAGGACGTGGGAACGGTAGTAGCAAACGTGAACGACGGATAAAAGTTCAGATCGTTCTGGTTCAAGCTGGCCACGGTTGCAGCCGTATTTGCCGTGGAAATGCTGACACCCTTCTGATAGGTGGTAGCTGCGTTCGCAATAGCCAACTGTTTGGAAACAGAGTCCCAAACATACTGTGCGGACAAGATAATGGTTCCAGAGGTGCTGTTAGCAGCCGTCGAGGTTCCGGTAATCATCTTGGTAACGCCGGTTCCGGTCAGGGCTGTAACCACGCTGTATGCAGACGAAGTAGGTCCGCCCGCAAGAACCGCATTGGTTGCCTGATACAAGTTCACTAGAATGCTGGTGTTAACCGAAGCAGCCGTGGTGAACTTGAGGGCCAACTTGATCTCAAACGGGTGGCCGTCATACACAGACCCAGCAATATCAGGAGAGGGAGTAACATACATCACGCTGGGGTAAGTAGACGTGGATAGGGGGAAAACGGGAGAAGGCAGTCCGGGATAAACTCCGGAAGCAGTAGGGGCGATGAGCGCCTGTTCGGTACCGGCAACATACGAAGTTACAGTAAGAGGATAGTTCTGGAAGCCGACTGATGTGTCTTGACGAGCCATTGTATTGATTCCTTTGGATATAGGTTGGGGATGGTAGTACTTTAGGACCTAGTGGCCCCGGCGCAGTTTCGTACTGCCCTTACCTTGGCCGCATGAAAACAACTCATGGCCGAGATATTTGTCCATTATCCGGACTAAAATGGAGCGGAGTAGGGGAGTTCGACCCCTTTCTCTGGTTTGGAAGACCAGGGCACAAGCGATATACCAACCCCGCAAATTGATTGTTTGTGGAGAATTCGAATCTCCGAGTGGGTCCACTCATTTATAGTGTCCTGAGCGACCGCGCACCCACTTTAGCATCAGATCAGGGATAAGCCTCTACCCGAACAAACAAACTTGGTCCCCGAAGACGGACTTGAACCGCCCACCTATCTCCTATCAAGAGATTGCTCTTCTCAGGATGAGCTATTCGGGGATGGTACGGACGGCAGGACTCGAACCTGCGGTGAACTGGGTGTAGACCAGCCGATTTAGCCTCTAATCTACGTCCGCAAAACTTGGTACCCCGCCAGAGAATCGAACTCTGTCCAAACTGGGTAAAAGCCAGTTATGCACCATCACACTCACGAGGCGTCTTTTGTCACTCTCGGATTTCTGGTTCATAACGTTCTCCTAAGATTGGTGGGTTGCCCGAGAGTCGAACTCGGTTCTCTCGATTAAGAGTCGAGTGCTTCGCCGTCTAAGCTTGCAACCCGTGGTAGGCGATGAGGGAGTCGAACCCGTCCCGGCACTCTAATCTGGAGTTCAGGGTTTATAAGGCCCCGCCGCACGCCGATGCTATCGCCCAAAACTTGGTGCCAGCGGCTGGACTCAAACCAGCTACGACGGCGTTATGAGTGCCGCGACTATTCTCTTCGTCCTCGCTGACTTGTTCTCAAAATGAGTACGTTCAAACTGGCAGGGGATAGGAGAATCGAACTCCTCACGGCTAGATTTGGAGGCTGGCCTAATCCCAGATCATCCCCTGTGGAACCCTTGTCCGAACTCAAATCGGAATCTGACAAGTTCGTAGCTTGCCGCTTTATTCAGTTAAGCTACAGGGGCGTAAAATGGTCTGGAGGGTGAGAATCGAACTCACTTGATAGCTCGCTTCCAGAGCGAGAGGCTAACCTTTTGCCCACCCCCAGATAAATTGGTCAGTGCGGCTGGATTCTAACCAGCGACCCCTCGTATCCGAAACGAGAACTCTGAACAGACTGAGCTACGGCCCGCTTAAAAATCTTTCCGGACCCTAGATAATCATCCATAGGGTCCGTAGTTTTGTGGACACCAATATAATAGCGACCGTTGGTCTTATTGTCCGTACGGTAAATCGTGTAAAGAGTGTCCA